CTACTTACTCATTTCTTTAAAGGCTAATGCTGCACTCCCTAAACCATGTAAAAAAACTATCGTAGGATTCTCAGCACTTCCCCAAGTAAAAACATTATCGTTATTCATCTAAATCAATTCTCCCATACTTGACTACTTATAATATTCCATAAATAGAAATAATATATCTTTATTGTAAAGTAACCGCCTTACACTTTTATAACAAATTTTACTAAATTTGGGTTTATAAACAAGATGACCCTGGCCCTATCCACAGCTGATGTATCCGCATTGAATTGCTATTCTAATTGTTGCCATTATCCCACATCTTTTCGAGATAATAAAAAGCATCCTATTTTTAATTAAAGGATGCTTTAATAAATTATCGTATATTTATTTGGACTTTATCTTCTTCTTTCTCCATGAAGATACTTATACTTTCTGAAGCCTCCACTACATTATCCGGCATTTCGATAGCAACAAACCCTTTAGCAGTTGATAAAGGGCGCACATTTTCGTGATGTAAATCACCATCCATTAAAGTTAAAGAAATTTCATAATCATATTTGTCGTTAAAAACAGCTTTTATAGACGCTCCATCCCTTGGTTTCATTAACTGATCAGCTTCTGTTCCATTGTTAATAACGTTAAAATTCAGTATTAAAAACTTGTTTCCTTCATTAGCTTCAGTTGAAACCGATTCTCTTATAATAGTCTTGTTAAATTCAAACGACTCCAAAGTAACTTCCCAATCTTCTAATTTAAAAGTTTCACCAATTTGTTTAAGTTCGAATTCTTCATTTTTTTGTTCTTCCTTTGATTCTTCTTCAATCTTTTCGTCTATTTTATCTTTACTTGTTTCATTTGCTAATGAGTTACTTGTAGGATTACTTCCACACCCAGCTAAAAACAGACAGAACATAAATAGATAAATAAATGTTCTTTTCATTAAAATCGCTCCTATACATAAATATACATAATATAGTGAGATTTCACTATACTCTTAAGTTTAAAATAGAATAAACACCCATTAGGTGCTCTTCAACTTACTTGTTGGCATTTTCATTTAAAGCCTCTGGATAAACCATAGTATCAAATACTTTTCCATTTGATTCATCTTTAAAATTTATTGTGACATTATAATCTTCTACGTCCGCACCGTTAAATAATTGATAGTACATACCTGCTAAAGCTAGCCCAAAAGACGCTAATGCATCGAAACTACCCTCATACTTTTCTTTATTTACTGTGAGTGTGAACTCAGAAAATGATTTGTTATAAGCTACATCATTTATAGAAGCAAAATCTTCGCTTGTTTTAAGTTCTTCTACACTTTTTACAATTCTTTCTTTTAAATCATTCATCATTTCTTTGTGCTTGGATTTTGACATTTTATAAGTTAAAGAACCATCATCATTCTTAATGACGTCCTTAATTCCACTATTTTTTGCCTCAGAAATAATAGTATCTACGTCTTGCCCCATGTATAATGTAGCTGGTATTGTGACTTCAACATTTAAAAGACCTTTATCAACTTTTAATGGGTCTTCGGATGCTTTATCAGCACCATCTGTTTTCTTACCACTTTCATCACTCTGGTTACAAGCTATTAACAAAATACTTAGTAGCAATGTAAGTGGTATAATAAGAATTTTTTTCATTTTTTTCAATCTCCCTTCTTCACAAATATACATGGATAATGAAGGAATTTCTAATACTATTTTCATATTTATACATTTGTTTAAATCCACAATAACAAATACCTTCAATGATCGACCAACTTCAATAAATCAATGATGGGAGCGTTAGAAGAAAAAAAACCGATTTACCTAGAATTCTGCTACTTATGAAGGTGAGCACCTGAAAGTTCAAACTCACTTGGGATGTTAAAATTAGGACAACAATGAATATCTATGGCATTTATATGAAACATATCACGGACCTTGTTCACACTTTGGGCACCATTTATAAATTAAACAATTTGAATTAAAACAAAAAGCCTTACAACCGTTGTGGCTGTAAGGCTTTGTATGACGTCCCAGGAGGGATTCGAACCCCCGACCGACGGCTTAGAAGGCTGTGGTTACAGGTTTTCTAGCTTTTATACATTTACATAAATCTTGCAATTACAGCCTATTTATCAATCCATCTACTATGTTCCTATTATTCTTTCTTCCTATTTATCTGTTTTTATATTTATTTGGGCACCTCGTGGGCACCAGTTAAAATCCATACTGACAACACCTACCAGTATTGATACAATTTTATTGTATTGCCAATATGCTATATGGAAGGAGGAATTAAATTTGAATTTACAAGAACAAATTAGAGATTATTTAAAGCCAGCTGGTAAACAAGTTATTTCACTTGTTGAAGAAGATATTGAATTTCTATCATCCCATATCGAGAGTGATGAAAAAATTATTTCTGCTACAACAAGTTGGAAAAGAGCAACTTTCTTTTTATACTTATTAACCTCGAAAAAGATACTCACATCAGAAAAAATTAAGAAAGAGAAGAATCTCATTTCCTATGATCTGAATGCTATTAGTAACCTAATCGTAAATAGAAAATTCTTATCTGTAGAAGTTATGTTTACTCATCTTAAGAATGAGATAAAAATCAAACTAAACAGCGATGATGCTACAAAAGCTTTTGCAGATGAATTAGAAAACAACTTTGGTATTTCAGAAAAACCAATACCTAAAAAGAAAGAAAAAGTACCTAAAGCGATCAAGCTAAACATGACCATATTGAATGGGAAAGAACAAATAAAAGAAAGTGGTTTTAATTACGTTTTACAACAAACTAAACATGGTTATATAGATATTGTTGTAGATTTCAAAGAACCAGAAACTTTCAAGTTGATTAAATGGGAACGTGTAGAAAATGTCCAAAAGAGCGCTTCTAGTATAGTGGGTTGGACTGTAATCGGTAGTAAATTTGGTAATGCTGGAGCTATTGCAGGAGCTATGGGGGCTAATATCGGGAAGGATAAATCTGTGGCTACTCTATTCCTAAAGCGAGAGAACGGAGAGAAAGTACCTTTAGTTATCAAGTGTGATAAGAAGGATCTTGAAAAACTTTCATTATTAATTGTTGCTGAAGAGGAAGAGATTATACAAGCAGATGTCACTCCCTCTCCTGCAACATCAATCCCTACAGAAGAATTAATTAAACTAAAAGAACTCTTAGATGTAGGGATCTTAACTCAAGAAGAATTTGATGCAAAGAAAAAGCAATTATTGGGTATCTAAATCCCTAAGTGATTTGCTAAGTTTGAACAATTTTCATTTTCTCATATACTTGGTTTACATATACTAATTCGTTAGGTATATGTACTGTATTAAATTCTTGTTCGGTACGTGTGAGGAATGCTATTAAGAATTCATCTAGAGAGTCGTATTTTAATAGATCGATACCATGATTGTTTCTTAATTCTTCAAACATTGATGTAAACGATGTTAAAGTGCGAGTTTTTTCTTGCGTTTCATTCATATGCTCCTCCTAATTTGAGGACATCCACTTGGTATCATTATAATATTATGATACAATATTCAATAGTTATTTATGGGTGGATGTCACTCGGTTATTACCGCATTTCAAGCTGCAACTTGATATGTGGTTTTTTATTTTTCATTAACATTTCGCAAAATGTTGCTCCTCTCATTTACATTGCCAATAACCCTTGTTCTTCTAAAATTTTATTTATAAAGTAAACTTGTCCCTTACCAGTAATTTTCGGAGTACGAGTTTTCTTCATTTCACCATTGCTTCCTGTTCGAAGCCCATGCTTCACAACAATCACACCTAATTCTAAACTACGTTGAGTAGGCATATTCCACATCTCACCTTTTTGTTTGCAAAGGTAGCCATTTTCACGCAACCATTTAAACAATCTAACCTCACCAATATTAACACCTTTTTGTCTTAAAACTGTTGCTAAATCTTTTACAAGTACTGTATCCTCAGATACTTCAACTGCATCTGCGTATACAACTTTAGGTGGAGGCAGTTTTAACAATAAAAAAACACCCCAATGCGAAATAGACTATCACTTGATAATCAAAATTTGCATCAGGGTGTTCCCAATGGATCTTATGTAATTGTATAACCAACAAATTCGTTTCAATTTTTATGGATTAGTTCATGACTATTTCATCATAAAAGATTTGAATATCTTTATATCTAAATATAGTAAAACATATTTGCATTTAAATGACAACTATTTCCTTACAAAAAGACTAGCATTGCATAATTGCTTTGCCAGTCTTTTATCTTATTAAACATACTAGGTATATTTATAATATCTTTTAATTCTAGTTTTTAGTGACTAATACTTGATCAGCTTTAACCCATTCTGCACCTAAATTGTACCAACCGTCTTTAGCTGCATGCACTTTATAAGTTCCTGGTGCTAATTGACGTTTAATTACTCCGTTAGGAGTACTATACGTATTAATAGTAGATGTAACAGTTGCATGGTGATTAGCAATAGTTCCATAAGCATTGTGGATATAACCTGATCCTACATTATAGAATAGAGTTCCATCAGCTGCATATTCTCTTTGACCATACACTTTGTATTTTCCACCAGCTTCAAGTTGACCGATAATTTCATATCCAACATTTTTGAACACATTTGCTTTCTGAGTAATTGTAATCGTTGCCCAAGTTCCATCGTAAGTATGATAGCTAACTGTTGGCTTGTCCCCGTTTAAATAAGGCATAGGGTCTACCGCCTCTGATTGAGACACTCGTGCTTTTTCATATATTTCAAAGTGCACGTGTTGACCAGTTGAACTCCCACTGTTCCCCATAACACCAATTTTATCACCTTGATTTACAGTTTGACCAACAGAGACACTAATAGATTGTAAATGAGCATAAAGTGTATCATATGTTTTCCCATCAATACTGTGTCGAACTATTACATAGTTTCCATAACCGCCATTACATGTATTACCGATAGAACCATTATTAGAACAACCACCAACGGCTTTGTTAATCACACCCGCAACGGAAGCGTGTACCGGTACATTGGAGCTACTATTTGCAATGTCAACTCCATAATGCATTGAACCACTTCTCATGCCATAAAGGCTTGTATAAATACCTTCAGCTGGTTTTATAAATACCTGTTTCATCAAACATTCTCCTTTTTTTGAACTTTCTATATTTTAGTAGTATTAGATTGAATAATATATTGATCTTCTTTAATTAATAATCAAGTAATAACCAAAGATAAATACTGAAAATAATACCGAGTTAATAGATTAAGCCCATTACCAATTAAGCTAATGGGCTTAAATTTTTTAATTTCTTTCCTCTACAACTTAGAATTTTTTTCAAACACGTTTTAATTAAGTGTTGTTATACCACTGTTCATGGCACCAGCTAAGCCTTGTAGGATACGGGATGCACCAGCTTCTGCTTTCACACCAGTATTAGTTGAAACAATGTTATACGGAAGTGCTGCTGAACCTGCAAGGTTAGCAATTGAAGAAGTCAATTTACCAGAAGTTACCAGAGTGTGACCGCCATACCAAGCTGTTGTGTAAAGATACGCTGTTACTGATGCTGGATCACCGTTATGTTCTATTAGAATATTGTACTGTAAATTAGAGTTAGCAATATATTTTGCTTCTGGAATAATCTTAGATGTGAAGTGTTGATAACCCGCTAAAGCATAACCAGACGTTGGAGCAGATGAACTACCAGGTTCGGTTGAACCACCAGGAGCTGCGTTTGGACTACCAGCCCTAAAGTCTGGAAGACCAATTTCATAAGAACGACCTTCATTATTAATTTGAGTATTGTAGTAGTTCATCATTTCTGCCGCTGTTTGTTGGCAAACGTGAGAACTTAAAGCTACTGCATTTTTGAATTGTGGAACTTGTGTAGTTAAACCTAGTTCAGCAATTCGGTAAGCACGAGCTGCAAGGTTAAGACCCCAGATAACGAGTGAATTGTAACCAGATGATGGGAAGTATCCACGCATTTGGTCAATGTTACCACCATTATCGCCGGCACGACCTGCACCAATGTTTACGCAAAGTTCAGTTAAACCGTTGTATCCACGTGAGTTACCGTATGATTGACGTAGGCGTGTACACATTTGTGTGAACCAAGCACTTAAGTCAGAATAGATTGCATTACCAGCACCGTTAATAGCAGCATTGATAAAGTGAACTGCACCTAAACCAAGAATCGTACCATTAAGTGCTGTAGTAGCATGTTTTGTACCAGCTAATGAACCAACACTAACTGTTACGCCATTACCATTCGATAAGTTTACGTTTTTGTAACCAGCTTCAGCCTTAATACGAGTGTAGAAGTTGCTAACATAACTAGTAAGTAATGTACGAAGTTCAGTTTGAGTTACTGGATTAGAAGAACTAGCTTGTGTATATGACGCCATATTAGCATCTTTTGCTAGAGCTAATGCTGCATAAGCACCTAAAGCTAAAATTGGATTTTCTGGTCCAATATTGCTTGGGTTAGTTGGGTTAATGAATGACTTATAGTTGATTAGAATACGGTGAATACGAGTTAAGATTTGACCACGAACTGTCGCAGAAGATGCATTAGAGTAAAGAGATGTCAAGAATAGCAATTGACTTCCAGCACGTTGACGTTTAACTCCTACTGATTTATCAGTTGTACCAAAAATATCATGGAAGTTAGTTTTTGAGCCTGAATCTGCTGCCAAACGTACTGCACCATCTCCCATAATATTAGTAAAGATTTTTTCTGCTTCTGTTTTGACTGTAAATGCCAAAGATATCATCCCCTTATGTTTTTATAAAAAGCTCCCTTTATTAAGAACATTTGTTCCTGTTCTAATTATAGAACAAACGTTCTTATTTAGCAAGGTAATTTATTCATTTAAAGTTAAATAAAAGAAAAAATGTTGTTCTCAGCTCGTAAACAGTAATTACAAAATAAAAACCCAGGCTCAAAATTAATTGAGTACCTGGGCTCTACATTTTTTCAGATGGATGATTTAAAAAAAATATCTATATTCAGTTATTACCTTAACCAGAAGAAAAGGTTATTGAGGTTTTCGATGTTTCTAACAAATCAAACTTGCATCAATACTGAATTACTTCTGTTTTCAATGATGTTTAATTCTTTAATTAATTCATCTATATTATCTATTAATCCTATAGATTTAATCGTACTATTTGAACCTATACTAATCATAGTAGGTACACTGTTAATATAAAATTTATTGAATAAGTCGCTATTTTCTACTAAATATACATTATTACTGAGTACGTTAGATACAATTTCTCCGCTTAAAGAATCCTTTCCAACTATTACAACTCTACTAGTAAACTCGTAATTATTTAGAGTACTAATATTATTAAGTATTGTACGACATGTTTCGCACGTTGGATTTAAGAATAACATAATAGTTGGGATTGTTGTCTTTTCATTTATTTTTATGCTGTTTCCCTTTAGATCTTTTACACTAAAATAAGGGGATAATGAACCTGAATTCAGAGTCTGAGTTTCTAAACCTTCGATATATCTTAATCTTTTTAAAAATTCAATAATAATATTTGCTAAATAGTACATAAAAACAAATAGTACTAGAACAATTACATATAAAATAATTATCGCGATTTTTTCAATTTCCAACAATCTTATCTCCTTTCTCTTTCAATAAACTTTTTAATAATAGTTTAAATATTGATCTTATTCTATTTAGATTTCTAACTATTAATAAAGCATACATTAATATTGTGGTTACAATAATCGATAATAATCCTGAATAAGTAAATACCTCTTTGAAGCTAGCACTTTTAAACAAAAAGGCTTCAATACTGAAATATTGTATTTCTGTAGCTTTATTAATCATAAGCAGGCTTACAACTAACACTAGAATTAAAATCAGATTTCGATATACTAACATCCAAGATAACTTATGAGCCCCTACAATGCCTCCGCAACCACAGTCTATATCTGTTCTACCCTTAATTACATTGATACTTATTACTATAGTGTAAATAGCTAGAATTAAAGCTGCACCAACAAAAGCATATTTTATATACATTCCTATTAAGAAAGCAAGACCTAAAAGAATTTCTAGAGTAATATCGATAGCAGCATATTTCCTAACATATTTTGTAGGAATTATTTTATATTCTATAATACTGAAGACATGATTTTCGTAATTTTTAATTTTTGATATCGAACTGGTAAGAAAAATAAGTGCAAATATATTTCTGATGACTAATATATAAATTTCCACTACTTATTCATCCTTATCTTTTTTATATGTTTTGTATTGCTTCTGATACATAGAATAATAAAGTCCTTTTTCATTAATCAAAGATTTATGATCACCTAATTCAACTATAGTACCATCCTTCATGACTATGATTTTGTCAGCTAAAGTAGCATAATTTAAGCGATGAGATATGTATATACATATCTTATTTTTTGTTACATTTTTTAATGTATTTAAAAAATGTAATTCACTATTAATATCCATTGCTGACGTAGGTTCATCTAAAACTATTACTTGAGAGTCGCGAAATATTGCTCTTGCTAAGGCTAGTTTTTGCCACTGTCCTCCAGAAATATCTTCGCCTTCTTCAAAAATTTTACCAAGTCTAGTATCATATTTATTTGTGAATTTGTTAACAAAATCATCTACGCCGCAATCTATAGCTACTTTTTTTACTTTATTGAGATTATTTTTGTTTTCCCAATCACCCAATATGATATTTTCGTGTACAGAGAAAGAGTATTTCATATAGTCTTGAAAAATCACACTAATATTCTTGCTGAGTTTAACCCTATCTATTTCTTTAATATTTAAACCATCTATACAGATTTCACCTTCTGTAACATCGTAAAGGCCCATTAAACATTTAATTAATGTCGTTTTTCCAGAGCCATTTTCCCCTATAATTGCTATTCTTTCGTTTGGCTTAACAGAAAGATTTATATTTTTTAAAGATTTATTTTCGGAATGAGGATATGTGAAACTAACATTATTAAAAATAATTTCGGATTTAATCGGAGATGGAAATGATCTATGTACTGTATCTCCAAATTGAGTATCTTCTATATCAATAAAGTCGAAAAATTCTTTGATATAAAGTCTATTCACATATAATTCAGAGACATTCCTCGATATAATATTAACGCCTCCTTGAACAACTATAAAACCTTGGGTTAGAGCAATATAACTTCCAATATCTAATCCCTTTATTTGTATACTTCTTATAGTTACCCATATAGCAAAGATGTAGATTAAAGAGGAAATAATTAATAATATGGATTTCCATATTTGTTGCTTTTTTAACATAGCTAGTATCTCTTTATTTATTTCAAGGAAAATTTTACCCCATTTATCCAAAAGGTAGTTACCGAATTGATACACTCTTAATTCTTTTATACTATCTTTCGTTTGCAAGAGATGCTGAATATAGCCAGCTTCACGTGCTTTTGTTGTTTGTTTAATCCTTAAATTGTACTGTCGGTTACCGAATATAATACCAATAAGGAAAATAGGGACAGCAGAAAGTATAGCTAATAAAAATATAACTATGTTGGTATTAATTATAAAAATCCCTACAGCTAGTATAGATATTAAAGATGATAGTATCTGAAGAGTGTGCTGAATAGGTGTCAAAAGTTGAATACTTACACTCCCGCTATCACTTATTCTAGCGTATTTATCATGAAAATCAGGGGAATCAAAAAAGGAATAGGGTATAGACATTAATTTTTCTGAAGATAACAATGTTATATGATATTCTAATTTAATTTCAACTTTTTTATTTATGTATTCTTGGATAATTCTTAATATAGAAGGAATAATAGTAATAAAAAATTGTATTATTAGTAAAGTAATAATAGTAGAATCAAATACATTATCCTTTATAGCCAGTGTTACATTATTTACTAATTTCATAGATAATGTAACACTGGCTAATGGTAACAAACCTTCTAAAATGCTTATAAGGAAACTTATAAACATTAAAGATTTAGCATAAGTCCAAACTAATAGCATTGATCTTTTTAGATAATTCGGCTTCATAAATACAATCCTCTTTGTAACTAGTTAGATTAGAATTAGAAATCTCTAATTCTAATCTAACTAAATTTGGTTTAACAGAAAATAAGTATTAATCAGTCACATTCACACTTTGTACCAACTGTTCTATAACATTCTTCTCTTGTACTACAGTCTACATGGCGAGTAACGTAAATTCCATTCTTTTGAAAAAGACCACCACAATCTATAGTATAATTACAAGTTTTTACAGGTACAGTACATCCACAAACCATTCCTCTTAATTCTTTTAGTGCTTTAAACATAAGTCTCACCTCCCTTCAAATACTTATCTATACTCTTCTTCAAATTATTTAACGAAGGTTTAACTTCAAGAATTTTATTTTCAATTAACATAAAACTCGGAAATTCAGATATAGATAAATTTTGCGTAGTTTCAATATCTACTTTATATTTATAAATTCTATGATTATTGTATTCTAATACTTCTTCTTTCTCTTCGTTATCTTTTCCATTAATTTCTATTACTAATATATTTAGGTCTTTATATAGTGAAGTGATATTGGAAATCACACTCCCTATTTCATTACAGTGTATACAATTTAAAGATGAGAAAATAATTAAGTTAAGTTTATTAGAGTGAATATTACGATAAATATAATCAGGAAAATTTTCCATAGGCTCTTTGTCAATTAAGTGATGATAAATTTTTATTTCTTTATCTTCTCTTGGTAGTTTATTTACTTCATTTTTTAAAGAAATTAATTTTTTATAAAATAAAAAAATAAAAAGTCCAATAGATATTGTTAATAAAACAAGCATAAATTTCATATGTACATCTTCCTTTTATTATTTAAAGTTATGTTAATATTCTTTATTTGAGTAAAATCTTCTACTATTAGTTTCAATAGATTGATTACTCGAGAATAGTAAAAATTATACTTGTAGAACGCTTGAATTTATTTTTGTAACCTCTCTCGTGAGGCGGAACGATAGTAAAAATAATACTACTAATTGTCATATATTGCAATATTTTATCTAAAATAGTATTTTTAAATAAAAATATGTATATATTTAAATAGTTGGATATAGGTTGATTAAGGGAGAACACAGATACCCCCTTTTTCTTCAACTAGCTGTGTAAGTTAGTTGAAGAAGAGACAGTACATATTAGTTATGTACTGTCTCTTAATTTAGATTTTGATAATTTAATCGAGTAACTGGCTTTTAAGCTATCGTTGCAAAATTATTATTTTCAGACCTTCAAAATCCCCATTTGTCATAGTTCCTTGGCCAAACTTTACAAGCCACGATTTATCGATTTTGCCTTTATCTACTGCTTGTTTGAGGTAATCCCGTACTGCATCTTTTGTTGTAGAATTTGTAAATTTCATAATGTCATCATCCTCTACTATTTGTTGTTCTGATTCCTTTAGCTCCATAGCTTTTTTAATGCGGTTCAAAAAACTACCCCAACGATCTTCACTTAAAATTCGGTGAGGACAGTACTTACCATTCCAGTCCTGATGCTTTTTCACTCGGTCAATACCCCAACCATATTGCTTTAAGAGCTTTGCAATGTATTGGACAGCATTTTCCTCAGCAACTCCATAACGAACACCACCACTTTTGCTGTAACAAATTTCTACACCGATAGAAATACGATTACCTTTCTTTAAAGCGTTAGGATCACTATTGCCTCCGCCGTCTCCGCAATGCCAAGCGTTACGATTGAAAGGAATTGCTTGAATAACCTCTTTATCATCAACAGAAACATGATAGGAAACCTGATTATTATTGCCAATCATGTACGAAATTTCGTTTACTGCAGGTGCATCGTTTGCTGTGTTGTGAACAGTGATATATTGAGGCACCATTGTGTATGGTGCCTTGATTGGATACTTACTCGATGGTAAAAAGGTTTGCTTGAATGCATACGTCATTTCGCTTTTTCCTCCTTAGCATTGAAGATTTCTAAAGCTTTTTTTACTGGTGCAGGCATGTCCACTCCGAGTTTGGCTGAATTTTCCCCTAAGCTTACTAATTCGTTTAAGATGAACATCAATACCACAGCATCAGGAATAATTTGCCCAATTGAAAAGCCTTGGTCTTGAAGTACTAAATAAATTAAATTAGCTACTACAATCCAAACCCACATCATGCCTTTTTTAATGATGCCTTGATAGCCACGCTTGCTACTGATTGTTCCCCAGTTAGCAGCCATACCTGATAAAAAATCAATTGCATTCAAAATTAAAAGCACTGTCATTAATAAGCCCCAACCACCTACGAGCCACGATACTACTCCGCCTACTGTGCTAAGTAAATACTTAAATGTTTGTTCCATTTATCCACGTCCTTTGCCCTTTTTAGTGAAAATAAAAAGCCATGAGAAGCATCGAAGTTCAGTACATTGTACCGTTACCCAATTCGATTGCTCTCACAGCAAATTAAAAACCCCACCTATAAAAAGGTGAGGTTAATCTAATCCTAGTTTCGATAGTTTCTTTCAACTACGATGTACTCTCTTAATGTCCCATCCTCTGCTTTTACAACAACTTTCACTAATCCTAGAGTTAAAGCCGAGTTTAGAACATAATCTGTACTTAATGACTCTGTAGTACTATTAAACTGTGGTACATTTTGTATAGTTGCACTAACTGGGAACACCTTCAAAGTTGCTTTCGAGTTATTAAGTGATAAACTGTTTTTTAATTGTGAAACACTGCCTTGTGTATTGCTATAGGAAACATATATTGTTTTAAATACAGGTTCACTTGAGTCGTACCATGAATTTATGCCATTAACACGTATTGAAGCATCGTTACTAAGAATCGGATTACTATTCTCGTCTTATACCTTCTATATATTTCTAAGTTTTATAACGAGCCTTCACCGCACGGGCGACTTTCATCGCATACGGCGATCCGTCAATAATAGATATCTAAAACTTATTTCCCCTATCTCATCCTAATTTTTGTTCTAACAATTGGTCAAGAAAAATTTATTAATATAAAGGAATCTTAACCTTACTTATAAAAAACATTGTAATACATAAAATTTAAAGCTTGCTCATGTTGCTCTTACTTCTTCAACTCATATTTCAATGCGTTGATTTCTCCTCGAATTTTGCTGATAAAGGTAGGCTTATCATTATCGAATATGACCTCTATCTTTCGCTTGCCGTATTCATATATTTCTTTTACAGCAGTTATCCGAGTGTCCATCGTGACACCCCAGCCTTTATCACGTACAGTAACCACATCACCTACGCTGAAATCTTTCCCGTAAATTAATCTTGATGTAGTAAGTATCTGACCACCTAAGTAAATCTCTTGGGCATGCTCTGACAGCTTTTCATTACCACGCTTGTTTAAATCGGCTACAATCTTTTCAACTGGACGAGGATTTCCCTCATCGTCTTCCTCTGATACATCTCTGGCATCCACAAACATTTCATAACGGTCAGCACCTACAGCATCACCAATCGAAATAATTCTGCGCTCTATGCCTTCACCCTGACCTGCTACGACTGCGAAGTTCTTATAATCCAAATCACTTTCGGTGTATTCTAGGGATTCAATTGTTTCAAACTCCGTCGAGAAAATAGCTTGTGGCTGCCCTGTTTGATTGGCTACTAGATTTCTTCCTTCTTTCACAACGAATACAAAACGTTTATTTTTCAAATCGAGCTCAATGTTCCAACCTAGACCATGAAGCTCTGATAGTTCTGTGAGCTTTTCGCTTAATGGGTCATACCTTGAGTTTTCTTCAATGGCTGGACCTTTATTTTGGTTAGCGCCTAGCACTAATCTTGGAAAGATACGAGCAGGATCACTAGGATTAATCATCTGTGTGTTCACAAAATGTCGCATGACTGTTTCTACATTACCTGTCACACTTTCATGAGTCTTGCCTGCTGCCGGATATATAAGGCGCTGAGACGTGAAAGTTTTTAGAGACAAGGCTTTAATGCTCCAATTCTCTGTTTGCTTGCCGTTTTCGTCCAGCTCAATTTCTCGATGCCTAATGATATAAGCTTGATCTAAGCGATTGTAAGGGAAAACGATATTGCCTTTGACCAGTTTGTCAGCATGTTGAAGGTATCGGTTGATTTGAAGCTCTAGCTCTCCAATACCTGACCATGAGATACCAATTTGAGCTGATGTATATCGATCTACCTCACCAAGTAAATTAAATTCATCATCAATGATTCTTAAAGGGATATTTTGCACATGTTTTCTCCTTTCAGGCATAAAAAATAACGCTAGCTTATGCTGCGTCTACTTGTTTTCGTTATCTAGTAATGCTTGAACAGCTTCTCGCCACAATAACGGCACTTGGTCAACTGTTCTCAAGTTCAATTTAATTAGATCCCAATATAGTTTAGCCATTATTATAAGACCCCCTTAGTTGTTAATGTTTCTACCACTTCTGCAATAGCTAATTGATTTTCTATCTTATCCTGTTGCTGCGCTTCCACCGACTCAGCTAATGCTATCTTCAAATCACGGTTTTCATCTCGTAAAATCTCAATTTCAGACTTCGGCATTTCCGCATATTCGTGCCACATTTCTTTAGTTTGTGGATTGATATAAAGTTGAGGACTTTTACCGTTGTTTTCTGGCTCTGGGATATCACTTCGTTCAACGAAGATATGACCCTCTGCCTCTAATTCTTCTTGGGTTTTACCGAACCCATCTACTGGATGAAACGGGTCGTAATGCATTCCCTGAACTAGCGCTTTTGTTTCTGTAATCTTATAATTAAATAATAAAATCAATGTTAACACTCCTCTTAAATTATTGTGTATTCTTTCTTGAAACAATGTAGAGTTGCTGTGGAATCTATAGCGTACACTTGATCGTCTAAAAGACTATATGCTATCCATAGAACAGCGTAAGATAACGGATCTTTACCTGATGTCGCTATTCCTAAATTTTCCGGACTGTAATTAGTTGTTCTAAGTCTATGCATAACCGTTGTATAGAACGACGTGTATGTCGATTGATCGGGATTAAGATGACCTGCTCCTGCTCCGATAGACGTTATTAGGCCCTTTTCACCATCAGAACATAAAGCAAAGTTGTTTACAGCTCTATATCCATAATTTTCATGTGGTGGAGTTACCATATTTATTACTTGGGCCAGCCCCCCATTTGTACCATATCGTAACACATATCCGCCTGTTCTTTCAGCACCAGTAGTTATACCATTAGTAGCAACTGCGATTATTCCATCATCTTGTATTGCTACTTGATATATTACTCCATATGCTGAAGTATTTATGGTCGTCTCCCAAGTTTTGTTTGCTTCGAAGCTTGAAAAAGTAAACTTTGATAGTGTTTTAGCCTCATTAGACACTACCAAAAGTTGACCGTCATTAGTTATTAATAGTTGTGACATTCGGAATTCGTTTGGCAATTTAGCTACCCCAACCTGCGCGCCACTTGCGTTAAATTTTCTAACGGATCTTATCTCAAACGTATCACTATATTGAATATAAAAATTACCGCTAGAATCTACGATCACATGTGTGGAGAAATATGTCGCTGAAGGAATAGTTGCTACCACGTTCAAATCTAAGTCCAGAACATAATTATTCTTATCGTCGCAAACAGCGACCACTCTATCACCACCAACGGACACTCCTAATACAGTACCGTATCCTGTTGGGGGATTAAAAGTCTTAAGAATCTGACCATTACTACCGTATTTGATTAAACGATTGTCTCCTGTTGAGTAATATCTATATCCAACATAAATGTTTCCGAATCTATCCAGAGCAAATGGTGCCCCTTGACTATTAGCCGAAGAAACAGCCCATTTTTTACTAAACTTTTCTCTTACTTTATTGGATGGTACAGGACTACCTGCCTTATACTCTACTAATGTGCCAGTCTTAAGTCCTTGCTCTGTCCCAAATGTAACCCCTTGAACAACATCAGTTTCTTTTGCACTACCATATTCACCCCCTTCACCCTGTAAGATAAAAGACGCACCATCGTAACATACAGTATAAACTCCGCCTGCTTTTAAATTACCTGCACTTAATGTTATACCACCATTTTTTCTGAGAGGTTTAGCACCTAGACCATTAACATTCAAAGTGGTTGCGCCTGTATTTGCTGTTGTATTTTTAAACCGTAAGGTGAAACCTTCTGTTAAAGTAGCCGGTGCAGACGCTAACGTGACAACTAATGTATTTGTGCCAGTAGCAGTTCCGTAATTATTATGTTTAACTAAATCAGCTATATGTGGGTTAACTGTTTGCTCTAAACTTGCTATTCTAGCTGCTAAATTAGCTGCTACATTTTCATCCAATATATCTTTAATCGATTCAATCCAAGTTAAATATTCTTGTTTCTGAATTGCTTGCCACGTCTCGAAGTCATTTTTCTGCTGTAATTGCCACGCTTCCATATCATCCTCAAGCGTCTGTTTCTTGAGATTAAACCAATAATCCCACTGTTGCTGAAACACGCTTGTAGGCACACTAATAAGCGAATAAACGATACCACATAAATCTTCTTTCATACGTTCATCTACAAGTTTTAGTGGCTCTAAGGAAGATGTATTTTTGGTTAGTCGTATTTGTGCTAATGACAATTCAAATACGTACTGATCTCGTTGCAAAGATGGAGGTACAGGATTGGTAGCTGATACCCCTTCTTTTACAAACAGTCTGATGAATCGAGCGTTATTCCGTTTATCCAAACGCAAGACAATACGGTCAATGCGATCTAAATTCGGTTCAGGAAGACCATGAGCTAAAAATAATGGCGTTGTATTTTGATATTGATATCCTTGTATTAATGCCTTTCCAATCTCTACATACGTTTGCATCGTTCCTACATTTACTTTTACTTGTAAATTCGGTGTGCCGTCTTTATGTAACAACCCACTCGATAACACATCACCAAAGTAATCAGCAAAGTCACTCGCATAGTGCCAACGTTCATCTCCTGGTGCTGAGTTAAAAAACTTAAATATTTCAGCCACTTTCATCCCTCCTATACTGCGTTGTATCGCTTATGGTAGCTGATGTTTACAATTGCTCCTTGGACGTCATTATCAGCCGTATAATTGATGTCGTTTTCTCCTAGCTGAAGTTTAAAAAATACACTGTCTAAATGGAGCCAGTTTATAACGTTTCTTCGATATCCATCTTCATCAACAAATTCAAACGATTTTGTCCCTGGTGTTGTATCGATTACCATCTTTTCACCTTCAGCGAGCGTTTGATTAACTTTGATAAACTCGCCAGTTGTTATATTTTCAATTTTCGGATTGGTTGCAGGGCCATAAAACTCGATGTAGAGTGGTGCTGCAACATTTCCGTCATTGTTAATGATCCGTCTATCTCGTTGCATTCCCATTTGAAATGGTCCACTGAAAGGAAACTGGAATAACGGTTTGAATGCTGGTTCTTCATCAATTTTCAAACTTCGCCAATACGGGTCTGGTGCCACGAAATTGATCATGCCTTTTTGTAATGTTTTAGCTCTGCCTTCACCATCAGGGAAAATAGGTACACTAGATGCAACTACTAAAATCTCGCGTACTAAGTATTCATTTTCATAACGTAGAGTACCTGGACCAAGCTTAGGATTGACGATACGTGCTACCTCTGTTCTCCGTCTTGACACGGTTTCATATCCACCCTCATCTACTGCATTAACTATAAGAAATGTAATATCAATTGGTCGTTCCTCTAGCAATACATCAATTAAGGTGCTTCCATCTTCGTATGGTACCCGTTGTGTTTGTAAATTGGCTGGCACATCACCAAGCCCAATAATTTCTTGCAAATAAAAAGGAGGACCGCCAAATGTGACGGACTCTCCAAAACGATTGGTATATGTGACTGTCTCCACAAGACGACCTCCTTTAGAATGCTAGTTGTTGTGCTACACGTTTTAATTGACGTGCGTTTTCCGATGGACTTAAAGCTGTTGGTGAATGTAAGTGCACCTCTTGATGTACTCCTTTACCATTTGTACCTTGTCCACCTTCACCATTTACATTAACATCTACTTTTACTTTGTGTTCAATCTCCGTTTGAATGGCATCGATGGCACCATTAATGTCGTTAATAATATCGCTAACTTCAACGTGCGGTTGAATCCATTCAGCTACTCTTTCAGCAGCTTTAATGGCATCCGATTTCATATCAGCTAAACCGATAATAATTCCTTTCACCAAGTTATGGCCAATCATCTTTTTACCCCAACGACTCGGACTATGGATATCTAGCGCTCCTTGAATAGTAGCTTTGATACTTTCTGCAATGGATTGAGCTTGCGCAAGTAAGTCTGGTGTTAATTCTGCTAACCCTTGTTGCATACCTTTAATCACATTACGGCCAATCTGAGGCATTGTGGCAACCATTGCATTGAATTGATTGACGGTGCCTGTCCGCACTTCTTTAATTTTGTTGGCCCATTCTGTTTTATAAGTATCTAACTGCGTAGACGTTTCAGCTGTTAATTCTTCAATCTTTTTAGCTGTATCTGCTTTCATTCCCGTTAACTCTAACTCAGCTTGTGTACGTGCTAGGTTAGATTTTTCTTGCCATAATGCTACATATTCGGCTAGTTGAGTAGCACTCAAAGTATTTAAAGCTGCAATTTCAGCAGAAGCAGATGGACCTAACGCTTGTAGTTCAGATAATAACCCTTGGTCAATTCCTTTTGCACCTAATGCTTGCAGATTAGCTGCCCATTCTTGGAATACCTGGTTTTGACCTCTCAAGTTATCAATCAACTTTTGACCAGATACAGCTGCCTTCTCTTCCATTTCATCAAAAATACCAGCAACACTATATAAGGACTGAGTCCGTGATTTAACTGCATCCTCATATTCTTGAGTAAGTGCTTTGGATCCATCGATTAACTTTTGATTAGCCTCTTGGATCTTGGATGTATATTCTTCATTGAGAGATAACAGTTTTTCATGAATTTCTTTCTTTGTTTGTGCTACTTTTTCTTCGTAGTAAATACGTTCCTCACTACCTGCTTTGTACTGCTTCATGTACTTTTCATAAGCTACTAGTTCCTGAGTAAGTGACAACTGATTGAAATTCTTTTTACGCTCAATGTAATTTTTCTCTTTTTCAAACTGCTCTTTGGCAAGTTCGGCCATAGCTTTGTTGTAGTTATTTTGCGCTTTAATACGTTCTTTCGTATTTTCCTTAAACAGAGTAGTTGCATACTTCCAGTACCCTGCTTGTTGTTCAGTAGACCATAATTCAAGGGATTCTTTGTTAGACACATACTGCTCTAAAGCTTCTAACGTTTCAGCTTGCGACTTACTTCTTGCTTTCGCCAGTGCATCAGCTTCTTGTTTGGCTAATTTCTGACGACTAGCTGCAGCATCAGCTAAGATGTTGTTAATACGTAGTTGTTGAGCTTTAGTATTTGTATGTGTCTTTTTAGACGATGATGCTTTGATAACTGAAATTTGTTGTTCAGTTTTACGATCAAGGTCAGCACGTTTCTTAGCATAATCTTTTTGAATGGCAAGAGCATTCGCACTTGTATTGGACGTTGAATTTTTAACAATATAATTAATGTTATCCATCGCGGATTTAGTTGTAGTAATAGACTTACTGAAATCAGGAATAGCCTTTCCAGCCATAGTGTTCGTTGCCTTTTGAACTACGTTAGTAACAGACTCGATACCCTTAGCAACACCAATTGGAATCCATTTAGCTAAAGCAATCATGACGCGTGATGGTGAATGGATGCCTAGTTTGTTTCGTAGCCACTCTGGTAGTAATTCAGCTAGCTCCATAACTTTTGCTTTTACCTTGCCGAACCAGTTATTGATCCCTGTTACTAAACCAGCTACAATGTATTCTCCAATCTTCACTAGACTAATGTTTTCTAGGAATGATTTAGCTGCATTCCATCCATTAACGACAGCCGTTTTGACATTCTCCATCGCTGTTGAAACAGTGGTTTTAAATCCGTTCCATATCGTTTCTATGACATTTTTAATACCATTCAGTATTGTAGAAACTGTGTTCTTAATGCCTGTCCAAATGCTTTTGATAACGTTAGCAATAGCATTCAATACGGTTGAAATGAAATTTTTAATACCATTCCAAACTGAACGGACAAGACCAGTGATGCTTGTAAACATATTATCTAGGAATGATGCAATACTTCTCCAAACAGACGTGAATATAGATTTGATGCCGTTTAGAATCGTATTGAAGAAAGACTTTAAACTGTTCCAGATTGATGTGATGGTACTTTTCATGCCGTTAAATATTGTTGTGACAGTACTTTTAATCGTATTTAAAGTATTGGTGAATATCCCTTTAATAGCTGTCCAAATACCTTGGAGGAACGTTTTAGCAGTGGAGCCAAACGCTTTGAGGGGGCCAAGTAATTTACCTACAAAGTACAGGTTCACAACACCCCATACAGCTTGTAATGCTCCCACTAAGATTTGCTTAACGCCGTCCCATACCCCCTTCCAATCTCCTTGGAACAAAGATGTGAACACCTTTACAATGCCTAGAATTATGTTGACTGCACCTTTAATGACATTCATTATCGCGTCCCAAGTAGAGACAATCAAAGCTTTCACAACAGGCCATACGAACTTCATGATAGCTCCAATGACTGTCATAGCTGTTGTCACTACATCACCAATAAACTTCCAAATTGTAGATGCAGTTGCCTTAATGCTTTCTTGGTTTTCATTCCAAAATGACGTTATCTGTGCCCAAACTGACATGATCGAGTTTTTAATTGCTGTTACAGCCATAGATATCCCTGTTTTAATTACTTCCCAAACGGCTTGAACTTGTGACCTAAATTTCTCATTTGTTTGATACAAGCGTACCAAGACTGCAATGAAAGCTACTATCGCAATCACAATTAAACCAACTGGATTTGTTATTAAACCTTTTCCAAAGGTTTTAACAAAGGACAAGATTTTTGCTCCTACTGTTGTCAAAGTTCCGCTAAAGTTAGTAAACAGTCCTCCAACACCCTTTAAAGCTTTCCCTATACCACCTGTAATGGCTGGACCTAACCCTTTAAAAAGCTCTCCAAAAGCAATTATATTAGGAACAACCGCAAGTAAAACTCCACCGATTGAAATAAAGCTTGCTATTAGAACTCCTATCATTCTGTTACTTTCCATTCCACTGTTCATGAACTCTAGAATACTATTCACAATATTCATCAGCCCTGCACCAACTGGAGCCATACCGATGCCTAAGTTCACTAAAAAATTAGTAAGGTTACCGATTAGTTGCAATACACTTGGCGCCGTTTGTTGTACATAGGATAAGAATGTTTGGAAGCCTTGATTTTGCGACAGGCTTGCTGACCATTCCTTAAATCGAACCATCATCGCTACAAGACCATCCATCATACCTGATGATGAACCAGCAAATGCACTAAAGAAATAAATTATGCCGGCTGTTGCATCTCTGAAGATTGCTCTAATCTTTGGCATATTTTCATTTACATAATCCATAAATGATTGGAATTTGGAACTACTTGAAAGGCCATTAGACCAATCCGCAAAACGTGCTGTCATTTCTTCAAAGCCTTTTGCTGTCGAGGCTGTCAAAGGGGCAAATGCTACTAACATACTTGCTAGCCCTTTAAATAGGTTCCCCATTGATCTCGTTACTGTTTTCAACATTGGGGCACCGGTTGTGTTCAAGTAATCTAGAAACTTCTGAATAGGTGGTGTGCCAATGGCTGCGTTCAGTTGCGTCATCAAACTAGATACTGCCTGAGCACTTGATAAGAATAAAGGTCTTAACTTCGTTAATAGAGTGTTTGTTATTTGCATCGCACTCGTAAAAGCTTTTAATACTGGCTTTTCTGTTTCTTTTACAAGTGATTGATACGTTTTCTTCATATTGTCAAAAGAAGATTTGGCACTCATTTGAGCTGAACTTAATTTCGCATTTTCATCAAACAACTTTTTGATAGTTGGTATTGCAACTGCAGCAAAAGCTCCAGCTGCTACACCGGCACTTGCGAACGCCCCAACTAACGCAAAGGTTGAACCTGCTAATGTACCGATCATTGGACCAAGGTTAGCAATAGCTACTCCAATATTCGCTATAAGTGGTGCAATCATCGGTAAAACAGCAATCAATGAACCGGTTAGGGTGTGTTGCATCAATTCACCAAAGGCACGAATATCTGTGGCAATACGTTGTATCTTTCTTTGAAAGTTCTCTATTCGTGCCTCTATCTTAATGACGACCCTTTCTCTAACTAATGTAGCTATTCGCGCTCGAATTTCGGCCATACGACGGTTAAACTCGGATACATCTGCTCCAACATCTACGTTCACATCATTTGCAGTAGTACGTATCGTGTTTTGGACTTGTCGCATACGGGCCATAAATTCGGTGATACGCGCACCAATACGCGCTGTAAAGTTCCCGTTCATCTACTTCACCCCTTCTTATTAAAGTTCTCAGCCCATCGCTTCATCGCTTCTTGTGCCTTGGTATGTCGAGTAGTATCAATCTTCTTCGACTCTTTCCATGCGTTATCACCATCAATAATTCGCTTGCGAGCACTTCTAGCGTCAAACAAGTCCTTCTCGATATTGAGTTTCTTTTTATTAGCAGCGATACGATGAAAGACGGCCATACGCGCCATGTTGTCGTAATTATCAACGACCTGTAACATGGCCCCTCGCTTAAAAGCTTTGTACTCATTAGGCGTCCAAGACATAATGAGATCTACATCGTAAATCTTCATGTGCTGTGCAACGTCTGTGAGTACCTCCAGCCATTCTAGTCCGTCGACTCGGTTGTTTCGTCCAATAGCTCCGCCTTCGCGTCCATAAGCATTTGAATACCCTTCTCGTTCTCGGCTTTCTCTTCGTCTGATTTGCCCATTGTTTTGAATAGCTCTAAGTTCTTCCAAAACGTCTTCACACTTTTTTTGAAAAAACCCGATGCATTTATTTCTTGAAAAGCCTCTTTAAATAATTGATCTGTGTCTCCGTACTCATTGATACGATCCTCTAGAGCTGCTTCAATATCTGCGATACATGGACGAGTTTTTAAATGTGCTAACCCACAGTCCCAAAACGCTTTTAATGCATCTAAATCGAATTGTAAAAGCCCTGTATAGATACCATTAAAGCCACCAACTTCATTTCCACTCTCGTCTGTTTGGTTGTAATTTTTATCTGCTAGATTTTTAAACGCAAAACCAAATTTCGCCTCTTGTTGTGTACCTGCAATTGTTAATGTAGCCATGTTATATAGCCCTCCTAATGTTGTGTTTTTAAGTAAAAGAAAAAAAGCACCCCTTAGAGTGCTTTGATTAAGATGCAGTGACTGTTACAGCGACTGTCGTTGTTTTACCACCACTTGCTGTTGTAATAGTAATTGTTGCTGAACCTTCGGCCACGCCTGTGATTAATCCAGCAGGTGTCACCGTAGCGATTGCCACGTCACTAGAAACGAATGTTACGTTTTTATTAGTCGCCTCTACTGGAAGTACAGTAACTGTTAACTGACGAGTACTTCCAACTACTACAGATGTTGTTTGCGGAGTAACAGATACCCTATCCACTGGAGCACCTTCCGTTTGATCTTTACCAAATTCCCCTGTTTTCTCTCCAGGTGTTTCGAAACCATACGTTGCAAATTCAATTACCTCTTGAGGAAGTTTAGGTAATTTCCCTTGTTTTGATTTACCAATGACTTGTAATGTTGCAGAAAGCTCTTGGAAACCGTCACCTGGTGATGACTTCTCCACCGATTCAACTAATGTGTAGGCAAAATTTGCATCATGCGTATCATCATCATTTACTTTTAAATCAACTTCCCACACTTTTAATTGCTTTTCATTTCGAATGGCATCGAGAATTGCTTTTTGTCCAGGATCATTTTTATCTCCATAAGCTGTGATTTCGAATGACTCACTTGATTGCCCATAAGCTAAAATACGTCCAAATTTAGTTTGTTCATCTACTAATTCACTCTCAAGCGAGTAACTATTTTCAGTAAGATTTCCGATTAAGAAACCATCTGAGCCAAGTGCTGCATCTGCTAATTGTACGAGTAAGACCGTGTCTTTACCGTTTTGCATATGTGTTTTCCCTCCTAAAATAAAAACAGCCCATTTAGGACTGTCAGATGTTTTGTACTTTATATTGAATTGTTAGAATGCCATGCTTTACACTGGGGCTATTATCGTCTATTACGCGAGATTCACGTCTTGTAACACTTAATACTCTTGCACCTTGTATTGAGTAATTTCGAGCCATTAGAGCCTGCTGGCAAACTGATAACATTTCGTACGTCTTACGTTTACCACTGTAATCATCGTTATCTTTCCACCAAGTGTGAACCGTGAAAGTAATGGTTTCGATATTACTTGTTTTGGTATCAAATGGGCTCGAATAGGGCTCTGAGATTGTCACGTATGGATATGAAGTATTTTCATCAACTGCATCATAAACACCAAGATCATCTTCATCTTTTCGCGTAATGGATGTTAGGTCTTCACAAGCCGTTAACTTTTGATAAATTACCTTCTGCATTTCAAAGAAAGGCAAGGCATAGTAATTACTCATAAGCCTAATCGCCTCATTTCACTTTCGAAGTATTCTCGACCAGCATCTACAGCAGGGCCCCAAAATGGTTGGGCTCTCATACCTTCAGTAGTTACATAGCGACCTAACTTCGTGCTGAAATATGTCCACGATGTTCTGCGACCATTTCCCGAAACACTATAGATACCGGTTCCCCATTCCACGTATACTGCATAATGTACCCCTACAGAAACAACAGCATTGTATTTACCTAACATCTTCATTTCGATTGAATCACGTAAGCTACCGTCATCAACAGGAGCTAAAGCCTTGGCCTGCGTTTGAATAAGCCTCGCTGTCTCGTGAACGATGTCTGATACTTTATCAAGTAAACCTTCTTCAAACCTTTGTGCTGCTCTTAATAATCGACGTCCACTGAATGTTATCCTAGCCATTATGCAGTCACCAACTTTAATGCCACACGCATGATTTCATGTTGCCCACCTTGATCTTCTGGACGGCCAGCGAAAGCATAAATTTCATTCTCATAGCGTAACCGCATGTTAGATGTTAAGTCGGTTCTGTATGAATAGTACATGTACCTATCCAAAGGATTACTTAGTTGTTGAGCATAATACTGCTCTTTGCTTGTTGGCGTATCTACAAAAGCATCAATTGTATCAACTGGAAGCCACTTAGTTTCAAAGCCTGCTGCACCGTCCGATACCTTTTTCTTCTGAACTACTTCAACTTCATGAGGAAATTCATCGTAATGCATGAAATTTCACCCTCTTATATGGCCTTAGATAGGTCCAGATAGCTTTCGGAAACTCGGTATCATAGGAGTAAGAGACAGTCCCCATTACACGTCCTTTTAGACCTGTTGATTGCGAATTAAATTGAATGGCTTTAGCAATGAACAACTTAACACCCTGTGGCATTTCTGACGGTTCCCACTTTCCGTTGCAATGGTCTTTAGCAACATCAAATAAAACAGGAGCCATTGCATGATAAAATCCATCATGCTTAGCTCCTGTTACATTATTCATTTGCTTTAACTGATCTAGTTCTTCTTGTGTTGGTTCCCACATAAGACCACCTACTTTTCTATTTCATTATCGGATTCAGATTTCTTTGCAGGAGTGCGTTTTGTCTTTGGTGCTTCTACTTCTTCAAACTCTTCTGTACGTAAAAGACGGGCACCTTGTTCCTCAGTGACCGCCCATGTAATATCTGTTTTTAAGTTTTTAACTAACACGAATTACCCCTCCTTATTCCGGACGTTTTGCTGATAATACTGCTAGTGCTTCTGGACGTGTCACTTTGGCACCGTATAAATGTAGACCTTTTACTGCATCTGCAAAACGTTTCTCTGGGCGGTATCCTTCAACTTGAGCTGCTTGCTCAGCATACGTCCAAGCCATGTTATGACCAGCGATGATTTTAGAATTTGCTACAACGCCAGAACCAGTCGCTACTGAAGGTGCATTGTTAGATTTCATTAATAAGAAGCCTGCTGCTCGACCTACAACGCTATTTAATAAACGCTCATCTGCTGGTAAAGAGCCTGAACCAACAAAACGATCATCTTTTAATAATAAGCCCTCGAACCAAGGTGGGAGAACAGTAAAACGACCTTGTGTGGGTACGTTTGATTCATCAAGTTTTGTTGAAAGATCCACTAAATATTCGTAAGCATTTTCCTTTGTCACTTCAATTGGTGCCGCATCTGTACCTATTGTATTTTTAGCATGTACATAATGTGAGGCAATAAATTGATCAGCAACATTCGATAAAGCGTAGGCAGCTTCAGCCATTGCAGCATCCATCAATTTTGGGTTTTGTTGAATTTTATCAAGATCATCTATCTGGAAATTGAAGAATTTTGATTCTGTAATTTGTAGTGAACGTGTGTGATCTGTTAACTCTTCTGGATCACCCATATTAGAATTTTTCGTATAGTCTCCAATTGTAACAGCACCAATACCGTTGATTTTTACTGTGTCACCATAAGCCTTGATTTCACCTTCATAATCTCGATTGATTACACCTGTTTGTCCAAACACTAAAGATTTTTGTAAGTTGTGTAATAGTCGAGCTGACCAGATTGTTGGAATAAAGTTTGTAATTGCCATAATATAATTTCCTCCTTACCGATAATCGGTTATAGTAATTTATTTTTAACGATTTCATCCCAGTTGGCATTGATTTCTTCAGTAGTCATTTTCATAACAGCTTCTTTTGTCAATGTAGTTGTTTGACTAGGTTTTTGTGGTGGTAGTGTCCCACCATCTTTGAACCGTTTGTCTACCTCTGCTTGTACAGCAGCATTAAACTCAGCTTCAAGGATTCCTAAGTTTGCTGTAGTCTTTTCTGCATCATCACCAACAAAGAACTCTACTAATTTTGCCGGTAAACTCTTTTCTGTTGCAGTAGACAACGCTTGATTAACTAACTTTTCGCGTGCAGCTTCTTTTTGAGACTGCTCAAATTGTGCTTTTAACTCGCGTAGCTGTTTTGCTTCCTCTGATTCAGGTGGGTAGCGTTTAGCAATCTCTTCTTCTAGTTTCTTTGGAAGTGTTTTAGTTTCATATGTTTTGATTGCTTCTGTAACACGAGTGTCTGCAAAGGACTGTAAATAGCTCTTACCTTCTGCATTTTCGTTCAGGAAAGATTGGACCGATTCAAGTGTCAATGTAGCCCCTTGACCGTTTCCATCATCTCCTAGTGTTGGATTATCCCCTGGGGGAGTTCCTTCTCCACCGTCTGCAAGCATCTGAATATCTAAAGGTATAAAGGTTTTAAGATTGAATGGATTGTATTTCATGTTTTCCTCCTTGCCCAATTTAGTTATTCGTAAGAATCCCTAAATTGTTCGAAAGTTTATTTGTTCTCGTTCTTTATAGCGTCTGCGAGAATAAAGACAAAATAAAAAGCCATTCAAAATGAATGACTTGTGTAGATTTATTATAAAGTTGAATTTTAATTATCTTTTAGATTGTATTAACTGTATCTGTAATTCCTTTTGCTCAATCAATTTTTGTTTTTGCTCATCAGACATGTATTTTTTATTCTGTTGAAGAAAGGCAAATTGTATTATAGTCATATCTGTATGATGTATAGATTCCATTGCATTTTTAAGATAAATTTTCCACCTTAAGTTAAAGTCAATATTTTTCTCATATTCAGCATAAAAAGTATTATTAACATACAGTTCTTCATCTAGGCTTAAATATAGTTCAGCGATAATATCTAATAACAAGAAGATTCTTGTATTATTATCTCTTAAAGCTACTGTATCCTCAATATTATCTAAGAGATGTAAAGTTCTATTTCTATTAAATTCCTTTTTCACTCCATCTTCTGAAGCATTAAATCTAAGATAAAATACTTCTCTAATCATAAAATCAAAATATTTAATTTGATTACTAATCCATTTTTGGAACTTAATATTAGAATGTCGTTCATTATTTTTTTCATTTAAATATTTGACTAGGTTTTTTTCAAAAACATATATGCTAAAATCACCTTTTTTATTTACTGATTCAATTTCATTTGACTTATCAATAGACCATTTTCTTAAAATCGCTTCTACAACCGGCACCAAACTTAAATAGGAACAAATATAATTCCCTATCATCAAATCATAGGTTGCACTTTCAATTATTTTCATGAAGTCATTAAATATTTTTGTTGGCTTAAATCTATATTCAACCTGGTATGCCCTTTGCCATGGATTTTTTACCATCCTTAATATTTCCCCATCTAACCCTCCCCAAGCTGGATCTGGATTTTCTAAGGAATCTAACAATTCTTGTACCTTCTTGCCTGAAACACATGGATAAGGAGGAATAGTAAGTAATTTTTCATTTAGATGTTTATCTACTTTTTCATAAGCTTCCCATAAGTTCATGTAATCACCTCAAAAATATAATACTCCATAAAATGGTCCTGTTGGCATAATTTTAACATACATATAAAACTCTGTTCCCGAAAAAACTACATTTGCTCTCCACCGCTAAATTGTTGTCTCCAATCCTCATAGCTTATGAATGGTATTGTGACACTTGGCGGTTTCACCTCTTTGTACGCTTTGTTAAAAGCTTGTTTGTATGTCAAACCTAAATCGGACATATAAGCATCAATACGAGCAGCCAATTTCTTTTGGTAAGTATCGTCCATGTAGTCTCTGCCTCGTCGATATTCAGGTAACTTACCGTTAACCATGTAAATCGTATGGCAACGGCACTGAATATCCATTGATGCAACACCCCATAACCTCGGTGCTTTCGATTTCCACTTACCGTAATGATAATAGCCATCTTTATCAGCTTTTTGTCCATCTAGCTTTCTATGAGACTTCCGAACCCTCGTATCAAGTGACGACATCCACACTTTGGTTAGCCGCGCTATTTTGCTAGCCTGTTCTTCAATAGCTAAATCAACTTGTGATCTAACTATACCCCCTTCAGTACGAGCAACAAGGGTTGCTTTCTTCCTTGTCCATCCCATAGCATTTTCAATCCGTATAGCCATGTCTGTGTAGCTTTCACCAGCTTGTAGGCTCTGGGCTATCTCAATGTTCAAACGCCTTATAATGTCGTTCCTGTGGGCTTCAAATATCTTAGGTAACGTTAGAAACTCAACTGGATTAGTAATCGCTGCTTGAATCACCTCAACAGACGGTATTTTAAAGCCCATTTCTTCACCTGTAGACTGTTGTAAGAGATAAGCCATCAATAAGTATCTTTCGATGTAAAGTCGCTCCTGTGATGCTTGTATTAGCTTAATAATCTCTTTGTAATCAGCATTAAGTTGTTGAGCTATTAACTTCATCTCTTGATTAAAGCGATTGTACTTATTAACGTCGGTCCATGTTGCTTGACCATTCTTCCCAAACTTACGATGCATCTCAAACATTTGAGCAAGAATAGTCTTTAAACGTCGTGCAAATACAACCTCAATGTCTCCCTCTGCTTTGTCTTCCAAATCATCTAAGATTCGATTGATCTCCTGTTGATTCATGTTTCATCAACTTCTTTCGGATCATCGTTATCCTCGTTCAAAGGTTCAAGCTCATTTCCATACAATTGAGCATCCTTCTGTATCTCTTCAAGTTCATAATCCACATCATCAACAATCGATAACTTAGAAAGGCGAGTACGCTCTGACACTAATCCTTTTAACGCTTGAGACGCTTGCGCTTCAGATATTAAATCTATAGGAATGTTTCGCTTATATTCATACCAAACTTTCAAGTAATCGTCCTTTGAGCAAATACCTTTTTTTGCCCATGCACTACACAGCACTTTGAATTGGTAACGAAGAGCAGTAGTGAACTTTCGCTCCATCGTCTTACATTTGTTCTCAAGTGCCATAAGCTTATACTTCATAGCCACCCCACTTGCATTACCAGCAAACGATTCATCGCTGAAGTTCACGCTTTTTGCTAGGCGCATAATGTTCTGTTCTAAGCGATCCAAGTGGTTCTCAATCATTTGATCATTAACATCTTTGGTTAGATATTTAATATCATCATCTTCACCCATTAACTCAAAAATGCCTGTTCGAGCAACCTTCTTAGCGTCCTCGTCATCCATTCCCATGCCTTTAAGTACTAGGTATGCCAATCGGAACTGTTCAATTTCATTTGATGCATCAGATAGCGTTCGGTCATAAGCATCGATGAGGTTGTACACCTTGTCTGCATCACCTTGTAGCTCCTCATTATTGGGAACACCAAATAAAGGGCAATAGTCGAATAAGTGTTTACGTTCATCTTTCAAAACGAAAGGTGAATCTGCATCAACGCGAGTGTAGAGTCTTTCAGTAGTAGCATCGTAAAACACCAGCTGCTCGATCTCTACTTTCTCACCCTCAGCATTAAGTTCAGCGCTTTTGAAATATCTTAAACCATACTTAGGTTCACTTACGTCTGCTGTTTCTGAAAGGATGATAGTTTCCCACGGATCAATAACGGTTGCCCTTTCATTACCATCTGTATCAATGTAAAGCAGTCGTGCTGAATAACCGCAAATAGCTGTTTTCTTGCCTGACTCACTATCAAGATCATCAACAGAATTACGCAAATTAAAAAGCTCAATGGCCTCGGATAATTTATCAAGGCTTTGAGCTTGCTTGTCTACTACGTATGAAATTGGATTACCGAACATGTAACCAACCTTTGTATCTACGATTTCTGCATCGAGTGGATTATTTAGTGTATTGTTCACCTTGTCATCAACACGGACCACATGATCATTACCTTGAGCATAATCAGTTGGTTTACGTGTTAAAATCGGTACTGCGGATAGTTCAGCTTTAGTTTCTGAAACGAGCTTATCAAGTAATAAAGGAGTAACGCCTTTCTCGTCGATATAAGCAATGTATTCGTTCACTGTACCACCTCCTTATTTTGAATTGACACCTTTCACACTGGCAACATCGTAATCATCCAGCCCATACCACATTGCAGAAAATGTGTGTGGATCAATATTAAATTCATCTTCATAGATTTCATCTGTTCTAGGATCTTTTTTGAAAGTAAGTTCCTTCAATTCTCGAATTGTATTCACACATGAATCAGAACAAATGATTCGCTTGAAACGTTTCATCTTCTTTGTATTTTCAACCCGTGTGAGCTTCTTACTAGCAAACATTCGAAAACCTCGCTGCTTGTAGTAAGCAATTGTTTTTGGCTCTGCATTATCAGCTTTAATAATCGATTTCTTGAGCCCTTCTTCCTCAAGTTCATCGGCAGTTTTATCATCAGTCATACCTCGTTTGTAATACTCCCAGTAGATGTATAACCACTTCTTCTCATGGTCTACAACCATACGTAAAAGAGCATTGTAGGAATCGACAAAACCAAAGTCCATGCCGTTCTTTCGAATTGGTTTTCTAATCGCGGCTATCTCAGCCATTACCTCGTCATGAGGCTTTGTCTCAAACTGTGGGAGCACTAATACTCCATTGACACCGAAACGCCCTTTACGTGCAATTCTATAAAGATCAGGATCATATAACTCCATCTCATCAAGTTGTTCGATATAGCTTGCTGGCAAAAATAAATTATCATCAGCTGTTGAGTGATGATAATATGTGTTATTCACTATGATGGTTCTTAGCTTGTAAAGTTCCTCGTCATCTAAGACAAAGTAGTCTTCTAGTTCGTTTTTAAAGAAATGCTTGTACACCCAATTCCCTTTAGAAACTGGATTGGTTGAAAGGATTATAAAGAGCTTTAATGTTGGATGTCGTAAACGTCCCAGTAACTCTTTGAAGCCAGCGTACTTAATCTCGCTACATTCCTCTAACCAAATCAGTGATATGTTGTTGATGGACTTCAGCTTTTCTGGCTTATCCATCCCTCGGAAGATTATCTTTGAACCGTTTGGAAACTTCACAGTCATTGGCGATGAACTTGTCTTTATCTTGCCACCTAAACCTAAATCCTCGATAATCTCACAAAATAAAGAAAACGTACTATCCCTGTGCGTATCGTAAACTTCACGAACAACAAGAGCTGTACGTTTTTCCTGGAGTAATTTTAAAAGTATCTTAAGTGCTACGTGATAGGATTTCGAAGATCCATACCCTCCGACTAAAAGTTGAGTTTTGCAACTCCAGTCGAATAGGAAATCATCAAAACGGGGATTTATTTCTTTCTCCATTACCCCTCATCCTTTCGTTTGATGACAATCTCGATAGGTTCATCACCTTTTTCATCAAGCTTTTCGATTTCAGCCTTAGTCTTATCGATGTTCAACTTCATCTGCTCAAGTTTTAGTCTGCGCTCATCATCTTGGTCAGCCATCTCAACAAACTGACGAATAGAAGAACGCAACTCCCCAATTGCTCTCGATTGAGCAGTGAGTAGTTGCGCCTGTCTTTCCCATGCGAATTGGAATTCATATTCTTCCTCTGTTACAGCCTTTTCTACGCCTCCACCATCTTCTTTAGATCGTGGGTAGTATTCGTATTTTGCCTTTTTGAGCTCTTTAATCATTTCGTCTTTTGATTCGACGTGCATGATTCGTTGAGCTCGAATGATTGCGGCATATTGTATCTGTATTTGATCCCAGATTAAATCAGCTGGAGAAAGTTCGTTCATCGCTTCCATGATTTCAAGTGTTTCTTCTGGTAGAAACTTTGAGAAGAAGCCATGCTTCTCTGCGATTGAGTTACGTTTTGGAAACTTAGATATTGGATTAGGATTACCTCTATTCCCCTTAGCATTATCATTGCCTTTAGGGGCTCCAACTTTATTTGGAACGTTCCGTTCATTTGATCGGAGCGTTCCACTCAATGTTTCATCCCACTTATCTTTATTTTTCCATCCTCGGACGGTACCTTCACCTTTACCAAGTTGTGCAGCAATATCTTTAAGTGGAATATCACCATTATGTTCCTTGTAAATGTCAAATGCTTTATCTCGATTCGGATCTCTCGCTCTAGCCATATCTCATTATCACCACCACCTATACCTGAAGCCTTGAAAGCCTCTTACTTGTTCTAACTGTTCTTGCCTTAAATCATCCATAAAAATAAGACAACCGTTCCATGTGCGATTAGTTACCTCACATGACGCAGTTGCCTTTGCTTCGATTCTCATCACCCTCATTGATGATTCAATAAATCCGTTTTTGACGAAATACACTCTATCGCCAATGTTTATTTTTTTAGGTTGTTTGGATAGTTGCCAGAATTGTTCGTATCCACCTTGTTCATACATAGCAGTTTCTTTATCATCATTTACATATTCACTCTTAGGAATCGTAACTACGATGTCCAACGGCATCACCCCATTATGCTAGTTGCTGCTTTGTATAAAAAAACATCCAATTAGGATGTCTTTTCCTCTTCGTTGTTGTACTGAATATTAGTTACTATAGAATTGAAATATATTGCTGTAGAACGCATTAAAACAGTTTTAGTAAACAACCATGTAACACCAATACCCAAAATCGCAATTACAATTATGCTTATAAATACAAACAAATCACTATTATTAGTCTGTTCCCGTATTAGTGTATACATACCAATTACAATCCCGGCTATAGCTAATAAAGAAGGGAAATATTTAGAAGGATCATTTATTTCTTCAAATTGTTTAGCTCTTGCTTTAACCAATAATTGTTGATTTGAATTCATAGCCCTTAAAGCATTTAAATTACTATTTAAATCATCAATTTCGTTAGACTTAAAATTTTTATCAATAAATTTTTTAAATGCTTTATCTTTTTTCTTTGTCATTCTTAGTAGTCTACTAATGAATAAATCATAATCATACATAGGTTCTGTCACCCATAACACCTCCTAACAAAATAGTAAACTAGAAAATGAAGAAGATGTAATAACATTTTGATTCGATAATTTCACTCTCAAAAGTAAGTACCGACGAATCAAAGGGGAGGAAAACTCTGCTCGATACTCACTTTTCAGGGCAAAATAAAAAGCACCCCGACAAAAGGGATGCTAAAAAATTATAGATTAATTAGATATATAAACATTTCTTCATTTATTTCATTAGGTAAATAGCATTGAATCATTGAGTCACTTGAAATCTTTATTTTCTCTCCGTCATCATAAACAAAAGTTACTTCCCAGTTAGTAGGTTTTTTGTATAAATAATTTTTTTCTTTTACTTTTTTCTTAAACTCTTTCACTTGAATTGGTGTCGTTAAATGAGATGAAGCTAACTCTTCAACATAGTTCATTTTTATTTCAATGACAGAGTCTTTTGTTATTACCGTTGTTCTATTGTTTTCGGAATACGGATCATCAACATATAGAAACTCAATTCTATTTTCTCCAATCCAATTTTTAACCTTTAACCATTGGTCATTATAAGTAAATCTATTCTGTGTTTTTGAAACTTCCTCAAATCTGGTAACTAGTTGTTTTGAATAATCACTGTTCATGTTCTCACCTCCCATCCAATCATAATCCAGAAGGAGAAAAATATGTAATAACTTTTTGCTCTCAAAACCACACCAAACTCCGCCCTCTCAACTCATAGTGTTTTGGCTGTTTGATGCAGTTTTCAAAGCAAAAGCCACTCAGGACCTGAGTGGCACTCATTTTTTCTCTATTGACTCACATATAGTTATAACAGCGATTGCTATCCAAATGGACGCGAAGGAAAAGGAATCACGTTCATATCCTTGTGAGTATGCAAGTCCGTTGATTATGAAGTTTCCAATTACATAAATCCATAACAAGGTTTTTGCCATTAATACACCACCTCACTAAGTAAAAAAGCCCTGTGAAGGGCTCTTAATTACGTGCTATTGAAGCATTAGCCCACATTACAGTAGTTTCTAAGTTAGTCATAGCAACTGACTTCTCGCGGCTGTTTGGACATTCTTCATCGATTAGGTAAGCAAGCTCTTTGGCTTTTTCTCGAATAGCCTCATATTTTTGTGGCTGCCCTTCTTTTGGAGCATGGTACATAAAGTTGTTTTCAATTTGTGGTTTCATTTGTTTTCTCCCTTCAAATACATAAAAAAAGCCTCCATCCGAAGATGAAAGCTAAAATATTGTGGTAATCCTAATATCGAGAGCTCACTTTTGACATCGTGGCAGAGCGTACCACGTTATTTCGTAATTGTGTTTTAGATTTATAGTGCATTTCCGTGCACTTTAAAGCTATAGTAAGTTTGTTTTAGTAAGTTTGACTGAATTCTATGGAAAGTGGACGAAGTTCACATATAAACCACTCCTTCAGTTTTATTAGCCTTTTATATTAATTAAGATACCTAATCTCTTAAAAAATATGGGCCGGCCATGTATGTCATGCTCCGAACAAATTTGCTCAGCGCGGGTCGGTCGTCGGTCTGTCTTTCCCTAATATTTAGGATTATATAAATACCAAGGGAAGAAACATTTACCTGTCCGACCTCCCCTCCATTTTACACCGCAAATTTTTAAATACCTAATATTTAATTAATGGCAAGTATGGAAAAAATATTTTATGTTATAAAATAAAATTATGAAAGGAGTTATTTATGATAAAAGAAGAGTTAGTTAAGACAAAAGAAGAAATACGGTTTATTTATAAGCTTTTTTTTATTATTGCTATATCTATTTCAGTAATGTTATTTATACTATTTTGGACTATGATTACTATAGAAAATTACTTAGGTATGTTTGGTGATACAGTGGATAAAGTGAGCCCCGTCATAGCAACCTTTTTGATTCCACCAATTTTATCGTATGTTACACACAGATATTTCTTTGCATATTTCTTTCGAGATTATTACATATCAAAATTATCTTTGATAAAAATAAAAAATTTTTTTAGTAATTCAAGTTTGGTTTTAATAGGAGTACTCTCAACAACAAAGACTTTTTTTTCTGATAAAAAATTTGAGGGTGATCCGCCTGATAGACCAAATTTCTTAAATGAACCTATAGAATATATAGAATACTTTTCAGTTTTAATATTACATCCTGTAAATTCTACTTATACATTACCTTTAGTTTTTGCAGTAATATCTTTTCTTTTTAGTTTTCTTGAAACATCTAATTTCGCTACCTATAGTATTTATATTCCAAAAGGAAAAATTACCTACATTACTTATCCAAACGAAAACACTAAAGATTATATAAACCATATACTAGAAATTGAATTGGAAATCAAAAACTACTTAAAACAAATGAAATCAGAATTAAATAATTTTAAGATAATACATAATTAAAGGCACTCGCTATATTATGAGTGCCTTTATAAATCTCAACTAATCATGTTACTTATTATATTTTTACGAATCAATTGTATATTTGTATGACTCAAATTCATATGCCTACCAATCCATCTCATCGACTTACCTTCTAATAGCCAAAATAAAATTTCTGCATCTCGAGCTTTTATAACCTTGTCCACCCTTTGCTGAACCTCTAATATTTTATGTTCATAATCCTTTATTCTTCTCGAATGTCTGAAACGTCTATTTAGTTCTAATTGAATCGGATCGCCTACACCGCCTGCTGCCTTTGGTAGTGTAGCCTCAATTCCATACTGTGCCGTTTTTGCCCCTATAACCATTTCTGATCGCATTTCTTTGATGGCGTTAACCATCCAGTGGTAGTCTGTAATCATTGAATCTAAAGCGTCTGGTGTAATCGTTAGTGTTCTTTCTTTTAACATAGGTTTGCCCTCCTAAGTTGTGTTATAATTACTTATCTGACTAGCCTAGAAGGGCATAAACCAATTCTAGCTGTAGCGTGTGACGACGCTATAGCACTTTTTATCCTAAGATTGTTAATCTTTCCAACAAAATAAGAAGTATAAATTTTTAATAAACATTCAAAATAAGATTGCGTAGTGTTCCACTACTTAAAGGAGCTGCAGAGATATTCAATCTCTGTGGCTTTTTTTGTTTTTAAATGATAAACGCCTATCTTGGCTGATTTTATATACATAAAATAAATAGAACTCTCAGACCATTACGTCCTATTTGGTAGCTCTTTAACATCTTTAAATATTGATCACTTTCCAAAAGAAAGTGGTCATTTTTATTTTTATACGGCTAGTCATATTCATAACGGAATAATAATATTTTTATAAAGGTAATGTGTAAAACCCCTTTACTTGGGATAGCAAATTGCTTCTATATCGCCCCACGATTACTGAGCTACGCTATCCCAAAATACATATGTTTTTTTACTCAATGGGTATAATAAAGATTTAAGTTAGAAATGATAAACTTGTCTTCACACACTACACAAAGCTGTAACGACCTCGCCGTTATAGCTTTTTTATTTTTCTCAAAGGCCAAAAACTATAAAGTCCAAGTGAACTTTAAATATAAATAGTAGTGTTAAGCTTAACCAGTTTAACAAAATCTCTCTTATCGGTAGGGTCATTACTATCCTAGGTGACCCGTCTAAAATTGTTCACTTAAGGAAGCTGTAGCTTCTGCAAACGCTGCGGCTTTTTATTGTTAGACTTTGAAAGTTTATGTTGGATGATTTACCTAAAGGACATATTGCAAATAAATAAAAAGATGCACCAACAAAACAGGTCTATCGCCTGTCTGTTAGTGCCTCCGGTATTTGCCGTAAAAGCTATCAATATTGAATTTTATTATAGAAGGTTCTCAATTATTTTATGGACGGAACTTCCTAGATTGTTCTTTAAACTAATATTATTTATTTCATAATGACCAATGTTTGAAAGAAATTCATCAAATCTATCTATAAAAATTTTAGCATTATACTTATTCTTTTGATACGACCCACCAATTGTTTTGAGTGCTTCATTTAATTCATATTCAACAAATTTTTTCTTACTAGTTTTTCGAATATTTTCTAATAAATCGATTTTATTATAATGTTTTGCATCGTTAATATGTAGCAATAAATAAAATTCAAAATTAGGATTACTTATTCCCAAATGGAAATTTTGTTGTTCACAAATTTCTAGAACCTCATCGTATTGATAATCTTTAAAACTTCTATAATCTCTATCTAAAATTAAACATATTCTATCAAAATCTTCTACATAGCTATTTAGTTCATTCAATACCCTAATTTGTTCAATAACATTTCTGTTATGATCAGTTATAAAAGAATCTGTCAATTCCCCCAATATTCCTTTAATCTTTTCCAATAATTGCTCTTCAGTTAAATTTTCCTCTTCATAGTCAGTACTCAATTCAGTCAATTTTTCTTTAATTTCTGGACTAAGTTGAGAATTTTTATCCATATATTCTTTAATAGAGACTGTAATTTTATACTGATTAGAGTGAGTTCCCTTTATTCTTTCCAAAACATAAACATCTGCTATGGCATCCTGTTTAATATTATTTACTACTTCATTTATATAGATATGTTCTGTTTTTTCTCCTTCTAAGATAAAGAAATATTTTCTTTTAACATCAATTTTTTCTTCTTCTCTAGATTGATTTGGTAATTTATTAGTTAGTCTAAAAGTCACGCTATAGCTCCACCTTTACTACATATTCAATTCAGAATCTGTAAGAACTTTAAATTGCGGTATGCTTCCATATCTACCTTCTAAATATGCCTTTAGAACGTCTCTATCAAAACGTTCTTTATACTTTTCTAAGGAATACAAATTTGATTCCCCATTTTCTTGTTTTTCAACAAACCAAATTTCATCTCTGCGTAACATTTCCAAATCTAATAAACGATCTTCATGTGTAGTAACAATCAATTGACCCTTATTATTCTTTTGTAGATACGTTTTGATTAAATTATAAGTCAAATTTGGATGTAGACTTCTATCAATTTCGTCTACTACAAATACTTTTTCATTTTTACTTGCTAATATGTCATATATTTCAACTAATCTAACTGTGCCATCTGATTCTTCTCCTAAAGTATAAAAAACATCATCTATACTATGTTTAAAGTTTACGACATTTACAATTACATCACCATCTCTTTTTTGTAATTCGTAAAAATTATCTGGTGTTCTTAAGTGTGCACGGTTACTATCCGAATCATTTTTAAAGTCTTCTAATATATTCTTCACAATATTTGGTGGCAATTCTTTAAATAAATCTTTATGATCTACTTCTTTAGTGCAAATTTCTTTAACTCCAGTGCCAAATGCATCTAAGAAATTCGCTAATGCTATTCCATTATCTTTTCTTAGATTTGTTATTCCGTTCTCAATTGGTGTTTCATCTGGGGAAATCACTTCCAGTTTACGGACAAACCATGAGTACAAGATATTTAAAACTGATAATCTTCTATTATTTAAAAATCTTTTCTTATTTTTATTAATTTCGGTTATAAAGAGTGAATCAGTTAGTTCTTTCGAGTCTTCTAAATAAACATCAAATCTAGCTCTATCTGATTCCGTTAAATTCAAGAAATTATAATTAATTTCAAAACGATTATTATTACCATCCAACTCTCTTGTAAATATAGTTTCTTCTTCATTATTAGACAATGAATAAAGCCATTCTTTATGCACTGTTTTTTCGAATAAGTTTACTGCAAAGCCATAAGCATATATTTTGTTTGCTAAGATTATTTCGTATTCAAAATTTGTAAGTTCTCCTTTATTGCTTTCGAAAATTTTGCAATATTTATCATATGTTACCGTAGAATGAAATCCTTTTATTATTAATTGTCTTGAAAATCCAATTGCTTTAACTAAATTTGATTTTCCAGATGCATTTGCTCCATACAAAGATGCATATCTTAATAAAGAAATATCATTATACTTCATTATATGTTTTGGGTGTAATCTTGCTTTTCCAGCAACCATAGAAAATTCAGCCAAATTATTATAAGATAAATAATTACCAAATCTAAAATTTACCAACACAAAAATCAACTCCTTATGTGATTTCTCCACTTATATATTGATTATATACAAAATATATAACATTTATACAACCTTTAGGTATATAAATGTGAATTTTTCACTTTTTACCCCATATTTTTAACTTTAAACATCATACACTTTTAAAATTTTATGTCATAATCTCACTACAACCTGACAATTTTCTATTTTTTCAGAAACAGCAACTTTAATTTATTTGCTATTTCTCTTATACACCTGAACAAAATGTTGAAAATCCTCAGCAAATCAATTGTAATTGCCCACTTGTATCAGCAATCAAATCAGTAGCGTAATCCTCATTAAGAATGACTTCAAATATTGCCTCTAACTCTTGTACAACTATGCTGTTTCCTGCTAACGCATATAGTGTAGCGCTACGACAATTTTCTTTTTGCGGAAATTCTTTTAGCATCAAATCAAAATCCTCGTCATCAAATCCCATAAATCTCCACCATTCTCGCTCAGTTGGGTATCTATAACGACCATCATCCATTTTAAACACACCAGCACTAGGGCAACGATCAGGACGCTCTGTAATGGTATTGCAGACATCAATAATTGTTTTTACATATCGGAATTTTTTTTATTACGCTCTATTTCCTCAGAACATGCTAAATCTTCTTAACATTGATGGAGCATTAACCACATATTTATCAATATTATCAATTTCGTTATCAAGTTGTTTAAATTCACTCATTGGTCGTAATGGTCTCTTTTTAACCTTATTAAAATCAAAAGCATTATTCCCTAAAATACTTATACAAAATACTCGCTCTCTCGTAAGGGGGAATACCACTATCGATTGCATTCGATACCTGATATGAATTTGTATATACTAATAATTTCATGTCACGCAAATACTCATTGAAGATTGGTCGTTTCTTTTTAAACAACGCACCTCTTACATTTTCCCAAATAACAACTTTTGGTCGCCACTTACCCATTTTACGAATGATTTGAACCGTTTCAAGCATCAACTTTGAACGACCTTTATCATCGTTTAGATTTGCTGCTCTTTTATCTTGGCAAGGTGATCCATGTACTAAAATATCAGGTTTTAAGTTCCAGCCTCTAACAACATGCGGAGTGTATCTAAACGGATTCATAGAGTTATCTGCCTTTACTCTATTATTCTTCCACTCAACATAATCAATTGTTTTAACTTTTATTCTTAGATTCTTTAATGCCTTAATATCAGCACCAATACCACCAAATAGTGATAATAATTTAATCACTGCATCACTTCCTTGTTACTGCACATTTTCTTTCACTTTTTCACTGAACCAACGCGTCTACGCATGCTTTCGCTCACTTCGAATACCTTACCATGTTGCCACTGGATAGAGTCTTGTCCATACTCTTTAGGCTGTAGAACCTCTACAATTGCTCCCTGTTGTACAACATATACTCCATCACCTAATGCAACCAAATTCACTGTATTGCCCATATAAGCCACTCCCTACTATTTCTTTAATCAGATTATCCTAAAATATTTTTTTAATGGTTTTAGCTATTTCTTAACTTAGTTTTTGTCCCATTACACACACTTATTCGTCTCATGCAGCCATAGCCCCTTCCATTTTCATAATGAGATAATCTGTAGCCTCTTCAGCATCTTTCAGCCCCACCATGACTCTCAATTGCTCCAAACGTTTATAAGCCATGATTTCGTTGTGTTTACCCCCAAAGCGTTGATGTTGTCCCAGGTACAAAATGATTTGATCGATTAGAAATTTTTCATTCATGAGCTTCACCACCTAAAGCTTCTTGAGCAATTTTGTAAGCAGGTGTTTCCCAACCTTCAGCAATCGGTGCTTCAACTTCCATGACTTTTTCTAGTGCTTTGTGTAACCTCTCAACCTCGGCAACAAGAGCTGGCACATCTTTACGAGCATTAGCAATAAATAATGCGTCTAACTTATTTGCGAATCCTTCTGTAATCTCATAGTTGTTATTGAGTATTACATTTCCGTATTTTGAAAAAAGCCACGGTCCCTGTGTAGCCTTTGCCACGCGTTCTTTAATGGCATTCAACTGTTCTTGTTTCATCACTCATTCACTCCCCACTAGTTTGTTAAAAGCCTCACGGTTGCCAGTAGCCAAAGCGACATCTATAGCAGCATCTTTGTAATTTCTTTTGTTGAAATCCTCAAGTTCGATCATGAGTTCGTTCAGTTCCAACTCACGGTAGGCTTCACCCATCTTCGCTAAGAAATCAACGACTCCTGAAAATGGATTAGGATTTGTCATTGAGCACACCCTCCTTCAACTGCACCGAATCCCAATCAAATGACATTAGGATATTGAGTAATCGTTCGACCTTTGGTGCTCGCCAAGCTGTCATAGCGTATGTGTGAGCTGTTTTTGTATAGTGGTAATGATTTAATTCTAGATGACTCTTAGCTTCTTCTTTAGTGAGGAACATAGTGCTCTGTACGATGAATTCTTCTCGCTTGCTGAAAACTTTACTGAAGAACCCATCATCATTCATGTTGTTCTCGATGTAAGTCCATAAAGTATCAAAATCTTTGGTTTCATCGTTAAGTAGTTCCTGTAAATATTCTTCACTTTCAACTTCATCCGAGTAATACTCTTCTATAAATTCTTTCAACTCATCAAAATTACAAAACTCTGTATGATCACCATCGTTATGGAAGTGTGCATCAAAGCCATTGTCGTAATCCTCGTTCGCTGGTACTACACGGGAGTCCATAATCACCCAGAAACGTGGTGATGCTTGGCTGTCATAATCGTTTTCATCTTCCCATTGCATTTGCTGCTGTAAATCCTTCAAAAACTGAATATCCGCGTTCATCCCTTCACCCTCCATCAAGGGGCTGTGCGCCCCTCACTGATTTAAAATTGCATCAAATTTACTTAACCTACCTTTGGCTATTTCTCTACGATAACTAGTAGCCTCGTTTTTAACAGGTTGCGACATTTCGATTAATCTGTCAGGTATCCTCTTACCTATTTGCTCTGGTAAATCTTTTGGGTTGAGATTCGATGTTGCTAGAATAGGTTTTTTTCTACGACTACGGCCATCAAATATTTGGAACATGGTTTCTAGCACCCAATCACTTATTTTTTCAGCACCCAAGTCGTCAATAATCAACAAGTCACATATCATTAATGCTTTCATGATCTGTTGTTCGCTCTCGTTATTGTTTTTGTTAAATGTGGCTCTGATTTTACCTAGTAATTCAGGCATCGAAATGAATACCACCACTTTCCCTTGTGCAACCAGATGATTGTGTACAGATGCAGCTAGATGTGTTTTCCCATTCCCTACATCGCCCCATAATAAGAGAGATTCAGCACCGAATTCCGCAAAGTTTTCAGCATAATATTTCGCTGCTTTAAATGCCTTTTCAGCACCTTGCCGCATAAGGAAGTTATCAAAATTAGCATTCAAGTATTTATCACCTATATTGCTGATAGAAAATAAAGTGCGAACTTCGTTTTCTTCTTTTGCTCGTATTAAACGTTCAACCTCGGCTTTTTTTATGTCCTGTTCACATTGGCATACAGGTTGTACCCAACGTGTTCTGCCAAGAACCTCAACTGGAATTGCCTTGATCTCATTTCCACAATGGTTGCATATTTCGCTAGAGTGAGAGGCCGTCATATTCGTTGTTACTATGTCGATCATAACCTTGGCTATTCCTTTCATCTCGTTGAGCCTCCTTAGTTTTCAACTGCAATTGCTGATAAGTAGTAATCATGTCTTTTCTCCAGTTTATTAATGTACCTTCTGCGTATTTGATTTTGTTACGAGCGTTGTTTAATACTGCGTTTTGTAAAGCTGCTAAGATTAGATCCACATCTTTAAAGTCATCTAAGATGTAGCCAAGATGTTCAGCGATTGTTGGAAGGACTGGTGTAATGTTTTGATTTGTAAATTCAACTAATCTAGCAAAATCAGATTGAGGAGAAACCGACTGACCACTCTTTTGTTCTTGTTCTTTTTCTTCTTCTCTTTCTTGTTCTTCTTCTTGTTCTTCTTCTTCCCCATAGTCTATGGAAGGGGTATCGATAGGGTATTGATACGGTATCGAAACCTCGCCATTACTAGTGTTAGGTACTTTTGTCTCATTTTTTTCATCTAACAGTATTGATACGGTATCGATATTGTATCCATACTGTTCCAAAGAGGTAACATAGCTCCTTACAAACGGTATATGCTTAACAGCAAACAGCTCTTTTTCGATGCATTTTTTCACTTTCGGTGAATTGATAAAGTTGTACTTTGCCCAGTTATTTAACATGATTTCTTTTGTTGATTCGTTGTAAGTGATCTTTCCATACTCCACAAATCGTTGTAGTAGTTTCTGAACCGTTTCTCGGTTGTATCCTGTGTGCATTTCTATGACTCTGTATGGCAATTCGTAGATGCCACATTGCGTTGTATTGCCATTTGTCATCAAATACAGATAGAAGTATTTCTCCTCCGGTGTTAGATCTAATACAAAGCCATCGTCCCAAAAAGTTGTGTGTACATTCCTGTATTTAGCCATTTGCCCTCGCCTCTCCTATTTACGTTTTCTGCGTCGTGGTCGATTAAATGTTTTATGATGCCACGTTGTCCATTTTGGTGCTGGTGGTAGCTCTTTTGCCCAAGAGTTAAAACCACGCCATAGTCTATCGTTCATCTCTAACCCTCCATATTTTCAATATTCAAATTTTTAATCACATGTTTATTTCAAAATCCACATGAACATTAACGTTCAAGAAGTTTTAAATCATAATTGGATTCAATAAATCGAATAGTTAAAGGTCGGTTCACATCGTTTCCTAATCGGTCATAGATCCTATTCATTTCACCATTTGTGAAATTGGTACACAATACCTCATTAAAACTACTTAAAACTTTTGGTGACCAATATCTATTTAAACTTTTTGCTATTGGTCGAGATAGCCAAGCAAACATCTTACATTTAAAGTCCAAAGCAGTTGTTACATCTTCCAAACGAAAATACACGTTGTTTCTTGGCTCTAAAATAATCTCGTTACTGCGATTAATAAAAGCATTCGGGAATGCCTGTAATGTTTGATTTATTATGCTTTTTAGCTCAATTTCTTCATTCAAAGCATGTAATTTTTCAGTTTCGCTCATCATTAACCTCCTACGTTATAAAAATCATCTCGCCTGTTGCCCTATAAAAGCCCTTATTCCCTCTCGCAGATTGCCAAACTACCAATAACCTTGGTCACCCTATAGTTTGGGTAACGTCTCATATAATCCAGCACCAAACTTCTGATTTCATCGTTATCCTTCGCCTGTTGGAATATCCAAGCAGGAAGAAGGACTTTGTGGGGTACTTTACTGTTCAATGATCAATTCCTCTTGAGTTGGTTCATCTTCAATAACTGAGTAATCCGTAACATCGATAACATCGCTCATATCCTCTGAAACCTCAGCTTTGATCGTTCCATCTGCCTCTACAACCTTCTGTAGCTCGATTGATTTAGGTGCGTATTTCAACACTTCTTTCAATACAGTTTTCTTAGCCATCGCGTCATAGTTCGTTTTCCAAGGGCTTGTCCAACCTTTTTTAACAGCCTGAGAAAATTCATGAGCATGTTTATCGATGCGTTCTCTCGTCCAGTAAACAAAGTCGTATCCACCATTTTTTAAGTGATATACCGCATAGTAGCCGATTGGTTCACCTTCTGGATTCGTGGAAGGTACATGTACTAAATCTTTGTGTAATCCGTATGCAAATGAAAATTCATCTTCCTTATAGACTTCATGAGCATAGATAGCTTTGTATTGACCACTACGAACAGCTAGGTCGATTAAACCCTTATAACCTAACTGGAACTGGACTTGTTTACCGTAAGGGATTAAATAGGCTTGTCCTAGACCTGTATTAGGTTCAACCCCTAATTGAGCTGATTGCATAAGTGCAGCTACAAAACTCATTTGATCACATTCTAGTAGCTTGGGTGTGGCACGTACTGCCGTTAAGGCGATTCGAGCAATACGATCTGCATCCATATGTTTTGGTAATGCACGTTGAATTTGAGGACCCATACGTTTTAATAACGTGTTCAATGATTGCTCTGGTGTGACATTTTGTTGTACTTGATTTTGTGATTTTGCTTTTAACTCATTTGTAGTAGCCATTTATTAAGCCTCCAATTTTTTAATTGTTAGTCGTCGTGAAGATGATGGTTTAATGAATTTGTCATATATATCTGGAACCTCTACTTTCAATCGTTTACTATCAACACGATTCGAAACAACCGTCTTGAATGTCACCTTATGACGTTGAGAGTGACCCTCTGTAGCGTTTTCCAACTTGAGCTTTAACTGATTCTCGTACTCTTTCTTTTGCTGCTCTAACGCTTTAATTTCGCTTGAAATGGAATCAATAGCATCTAATAACAAATCATCATCTTTTGTGAGCATGATGGCCGTACCATCATCTTGTGGGTACATTTTTTTGATTAAGTCATTCGTTGCATCTGAGCCATCAACTGGCGGAGCAACATCTTTTAAAACGTGATTCTCCCAAAAATCTTTCTCTCGATCTATGAGGATTTGTATAAATTCCTCATCACGCTCAATTTCTTTCCAAATGAATTTGTTGCCGCCAACAAGAACAGCGATATAAGCCTTTTCAAAGCCTGTAACAGCTAGATAATGATGCACTTGGCATAAATAACTGGCTGGTATTTCTTCGCCCTCCCAAGCCTCTTTTACATACTCACTAGCTGTCTTGCATTCAAGTACAGCTCGTTCTCCAACAACGACTCTATCGAGGTTAGCAAGCATGAAATCATGTTCTGGATGGACTAACATTTTATTTAATCGACGTACCTTTTTTCCTGTTCGTTTGGCAAACTCTTGAGCAACGAAATCCTCTAGTGCATTCCCGAAATAAACAGCATCGTTATCGACTTCCTCATGATACTGACCTGTTTTTTCTAAGAACACCTGATATGCACTTTTATATTGATTAAATCCCATGATTGCGCCTACATCTGACCCACCGATACCAGCGCGACGAGCGTCTAACCACTCGTCACGACTCATATCAGCAGTTGTAATTTTTGCTAAAACCATGCAAATTACTTCCTTTCGTGATATGATGGTAAAAATGATTTGTTAAGCCACTATTCTGAGTAGTGGTTTATTTTTTTGTACAAAATACCGCATTGTAATGTTCCTCAAGGTACGTATGGATGTTGTCGAAATGAACGATATCGCCATTCGGAAACTCCATATAATCGTCGTTATAAACTATTAAGCTTCCATAAATATCACGGAATTCTGTCTCGATATACCGAAATGTAGGTATTTTATTTACGTGTTCAATCGTTCCTAATACCATTGGATTTTCAATTTCCATAAGTTGTCGCATGTGATCACCTTCTTTCTGATGGCATCCCATCAAGCAACTTACAACGGCAAAGCATAACCGTAGGGAGACGGTGCTGTAAGCTGCTTGACGAGAGCGAGATAATTCTCGCAATCATCTTCTTTTGTGATATAATTGATTTGTATATTCCATAGTTCTTGCTGTTTAATCGTTGCATCGATTAAGCAGCTTTTTTATTGCCAATATGTGATGATAATTGGCACTCCGATAATAAACATCGTAATAACGGCACCAATGCAAAACTTCCTGTGAGATTCTGGTACTTCGTCCTCTGGTAAGTAAAAATAGTTATCAAGCCATTTCCACAACCTTCTTCACCACCTTAACTAGTACTCCTCGCTTATTTAACACTTCTGCTGTTATCCATAACCGTTTACGTTCATGCAGTATTTCTAGTTGTTTCAACGAATTATGTAAATCTCGTTCTTGTTGTATAGCTATGTTGATTTGACCTTTTTGTACATGTATTTCAATTTCTGTCATTAAATCTTCGATGTATGCCTGTTCACATTTGATTTGTTCATCTATTTCAATCATTTTATGAATCCTGCTTTCTGTAGATACTTATAGTGATCCATCCAAACCCCTGTGTAGCTGATGCCAAGGTGCTCGGTAGTAACTGCGATAAAATTCGCCAGTGCTGTAGCTGCCTCAACTGCCTCCTCGACCATATCCATAATGTTTTTTCGTTCATAATGCTCGATGGCATCACTTGGTTTGACTAGGCTTGTACTAATAATCGAATCCAAGGCTTCTTGAAGTTCTTCTATTGTTTTCTCACGCACACTACACCTATGAAGGTCTACATTTGGACCGTTTAACCATATTGGCCCTGTTCCTGTATATTGATGTTGTACAGCAAGTGCAAACTTAGGATCGTCGAACTTTTCTACGATGCTTTTACTTATATCTGCTGGGACCTTACTACGGCCGTTTTCATATTTAGAGATGGCCTCTCTCCCTACTCCAAAGTCAAAACCAAATCTTAATTGTGTTTCATTACCCCTAATTTCTTTCATTACCTCGCCAACTAAATTTCCAGTAACAGTCATATTTCCATTCCTTCCTTATCTGAATAAGTCACATTTCATAAAAAAGTTAACTTGTAAGAGACCGCACTTTGTATAAATTCTCTGTATAATAATGGTTAAGAGGTAGATTTGCCCCTACCTCTTAGATTTTTACTAGATTGGTAGTTTGATTTACATTGAGGCCATTTGCCCTGGCCTCTTCTATGCTCTTAATAATCTAAGGCTTTCATTTTCACTCACATAGATACCAAGACGTGAGTTCATGTATGACACATTATTGTTTTTCCATGCCAGTACTTTGTCTCTTGGATAACGGGCGCTTAATGCTAAACACTTTGGAAAACCATCCATTCGAATTATTTTTTCTACTGTTGGTAATTCGCAGTTGAATATTTTAGCTACATCTTCTTTTTTTAAGTTTGGTGGTAGAGAATTTTCGAATTTTGCTTTTTCTATCTCTCGTCCATCCTCTACACCCTGCTTATATGCTTTTTGAAACAAGTCGGCTAATTCAGCGTTTAGTAACGCTTCTTTTAGTTCGCTTATTGTTAGATTCATTTTAATGACCTCCTAATTACGAAACTTTTCGTGGAACCCATGATCGAATGTAGTTAAGAACCATTTGTAAATCTTGACGACGAACATCTTTGTAACTAGCTACAGCGAAACGATCTTTTATTTCACGATGTAACTCTCTAAATAACTTAGGACGAATAGTTGTGTCATCTTCAATTTCATAGACTTTGATAGCAACTTCTTTTTGAACTGTACGTTGTTCACCAGATGTTAAAGTAATTTGTTCTTCTACTTTTTCATTGATTAGGGATAGTTCTTTACGCATTTCATGTTGTTCATTTCTAATTGCTTGAGTATCTTCAACTAAGTCAGCTGTTGTACGTAAAACAGTAACTAGGGCTTGATCTTTTGATAATGGAACTACATTTTGTACTTGTTGATATTCCATCTCGTTAAATCGTTCGATATATTTAACAGCGAATTGAGTACCCTTTTCACCGGTCATACGAGTGCCATATAATTCGCAGCCTTTCTTAGTAAGTAGGAAGCAAGGTAACTCTTTATTTTGAGTATTAGTGTAAGTTGATTCGATGAAATAGGACTGGGGTAAATTCCCCTCTCCTAATTGATTCATGATGCGACGTATATCTTTCAATACTTCATTGTGGTCACGACCAACCATTTCAGCTACCTCTGTACTTGGGATATTTCTTGTTAATTGATTCATGATAAAACCTCCTGTTTTTTAAAATTTTCCAATCTGATAAACTATTGGTAGATTGGAGGTGAAATTAATGGCTACTAGAGCAGATATAACATGTAAAAACTGTGAAAATACATTTCAAGTATTTTGGAATGATTTCACCAAACAGCTCCCATTAGGTTGCCCATATTGTTCATGTACTATTGACGAGACAATGACAGAGATGATAAAAAACGCTCTGGGTACTACATGGGAAGTAAACTATCATTTCCGAAAATATCACGAAGAAAGAGGTGAGGCTCTTTTCACCGTTGATATTAAAGATGTTTTTGTTCCAATTGATAAATTCGACTTTGATGAATAAAAAAGTCTAAAACTAGAGTTGGGTGTAAATTCGTTTGGGAAATAGCATTTTGCAAAAGTGTTTCTAACAAAGCGTAATGCTCACCCATCTCTTTTTTAAAAAATATTATTTTGTCCTGTTGATTTTTCACTTCATTTTCAATGTTGGCTAATCGATTCATGATGAAACCTCTTTTTTTATTTTTGTATCAAATTGCTACATCAATGAGATGAGACGAGTTATTTTGTAACATATCGTTACATTCATCATCAAAAAAAAGTACCCAATCAAAATCTAATACCTCAGATATAGATTTAGCTACATGTACTGAAGGTCTGCGTTTGCCCTGTTCAATCATGGTATAATATGCACGTTCAATTCCAGATGCTTTTGCAACATCATCATGAGTCATTTTTTTATCTAAGCGTTTTGCCTTTAACCAAGTTCGGTTTTTCATTTCCTCACCGCCTTTCGTATTGCTTATCTATAATATAGTATCATTACGTTACATTGTCAACACATTTTGTGTCATTTCGTTACATTATTATTTTTTATTGGATTAGTAACAAATTGTTACATATAATTAAGTTATGTTTAAAAAAGCGAGGTGAAATTATGCTAGGCGTACGACTGAAATATCTACGAAAATCTAATAACAAAACTCAACAAGATATAGCAGACATACTAGGCATTACAAGACCAGCTTATACTGCTTACGAACAAGGTAAGAGGAATCCTGATTATGAAATTTTAGAAAAAATTGCGGATTACTATAATGTCTCTATAGATTACTTATTAGGGCGAACAGATAATAAAGATGCTTTACATAAACAAGCTGGTATATCAGACGATGATTACAACAGCCTTAATGCATACCAAAAAGAAGTTATTGATTTCTTTTTAACTAGAGAGAATTTGTTTTTCAAAAACCAACCAGAAAATTTACTTGATGCTTTAGAGCAATTCGAAGTTTATTACGAGGTGTGGAAGAAGCAACAGGAGAATAAGAAGTGATTTTACATTTTTATGTAGGTTTTCCAAACATTTAAAAATTCGCCTTTCCATCGGTGAATTTTTTTGTTAACATAAATAGAACGTATGTTTGCAAAAAGAGGGATGTTATGACTTTCGTTTATACTCATTTAGAAGATTACATAAAAGATCTATTCACTAGCATTAATGTGATGAACCCAAAGCAATTGGATCCAATGATAATAGGCCATAAACTCGGCTTTGAGGTTATTTACTTACCAATTGATTCAGTAAGTTATGACAACATCATTTATATAGACTCACGATTATCTGAGCAGGAACAATGGCAAGAATTTTGCCATGAGTTAGGCCATGTAATCTCACATTCTGGCAACCAAACAAAAACACCTCCTTTGTTTAGAGAGTACCAGGAATGGAAAGCAAATAATTTTGCTCTACAAGCATGTGTACCAACATTCATGCTAAATAAAATCAAACTTCCTATAAATGAAGAAAAGGCTATTAATAAAATTTCTCTACTATTTAATGTTGAATATGATTTCGCGCAAAAAAGGCTACACCATTATCTTAACAATCATTTTTTTAGCAATTGTACTCTTCTTGAAAGGAGCTGTTAGCAATGGGATATGTACAAAAAATCAGTAAGAATAAATTCAAACTTATCGCAGATTTAGGTTATCGAGGTAATCGCCGTATTCGTAAAACTAAAAATGTAGAAGCCAAAAGCGAAAAAGAAGCGATGCGCCTACTAATACTGTTTGAAGAAGAAATGAAGCAAAATAAAGATGTATATTTTAGTGATATTGAATCGATTACATTAAATCATCTTTTTCCACGATGGAAAGATAATTACGCAAAACAACATTATAGTGCACGATCATTTCATGATAACTGTACGCATTTGGAAAAACGAATCCTCCCTATTTTTGGTGATATCAAATTAAAGGATATTAAAAAAGTAGATGTAGTATTTTTTGTAGGTGATTTACAGAAGAAAAAACGAAGATTAGACGGCAAAGAAAGCGAGTTAGCCCCTTCCACTATCCATAATATTTACAAGGCATTCGCTAGTATTATGAATGTAGCAGTTGAATGGAATTTAATCGAAGAGAGTCCTTGTAAAAATATAAAGCTACCTAAACTTAAATATGAAGAAGGTAAAGCCTACAGCGAGGAACAAGTTAAATTATTGTTTGAGCGATTAAATAATAGAGAGACTGCTGAAAAACGATTGTTAGTTGAACTGGCTGTGGTAAGTGCTGCTCGACAAGGTGAACTAGTTGCCCTTGAAGAAAAACATTTAAACATTGAAAACAATACCCTATTAATAGAACAAGCTTTAGTTAATTTAACTGGAGATGGGATTATCATAAAAGAAACAAAAGGTAAAAGAAAACGTGTAGTTACTATTCCTTCAAATATTCTGAATGATTTAGTTACACTTGCCGCAGTAAAAAAATATCAACTGGAAGAGGCTGGCGAGGAGCGAGTATGGGAAGGACATACTTTTCTTTTTTCAAATGAGTTTGGTAAACCTTATCGTCCAGATTCAATAAGTCAGTGGTGGGATCGTTTTATGAAAAAGAATCCCGATTTACCTAGAATTCGTTTTCACGATTTAAGACATACTTCAGCTACCCTTTTGATTCATGCTGGTGAACATCCTAAGGTTATTCAGTCTAGATTAGGTCATTCAAATATCACAACTACCATGAATACTTATGGACATCTTTTGCAAGAAACGGATCAGCGAGCAAGTTCTCACTTTGATAAACTTTTTGATGAAAAAGATTGA